ATAACATTATAAAGAATTATTATTATAATAAATATTCAACATGCAATCTATTGCCATACCCAGATAACGATGGTAGTCCAGTATGGGCCGTAACTACAAACTATAGAGTGATGGTTGAAAACAATGCGCTTGATGATTTGTATCGAATATGCGAACCTACAGAATACCATGAGAAGCGTACAACGTTTAGATTAACATGTGCAAGAGTACAAGCTGATTCATTTGTAAGACATAGGGTATTCTCATTCTTAATGGAGTCTACAAGATATTGTAACTACAGCAACGGTAAGTTTGATAAAGAGATAACAATAGTAAAACCTACAAGATGGGATGAACTTGGTGGTAATACTAAACTACTTAAATTAGCTTGGGGAGCATCTGAATACTATTATATGGAATTAATTAAGAACAAGGTTAAACCAGAAGATGCTAGAGACTTACTTCCACTACAGCTTAAAACAGAACTTATAATGACAGGTACAGAATCACAGTGGGAACAATTCTTTAATCTAAGAATATCAGATCATGCACATCCTGATGCAAAGTATATAGCAGAACAAATAAAAGAACAACTATGAAGAATATAATTAAAACCATAAAGTCTCTGTTTAAAAAGAATAAAAGCCGTTGTTGTGATGATTATGCTATTAAACTCAACATGATGTTCGGAGTAATATTTAATCGAGTTAGATTAGCTAATGCTTATAATTATAAGTATGTATTTAGCATCATTCCTCTTGATCATACTGTAATAATAAAATGCCAAACTTATAATAACATCTCAAGCTGGATGTCTTTAAACTTAATGCACTATTGGAAATATTCAAAAGAAAATTTAACTGATTATATTGATAAAGAATTAAAAGTTTTATCTAACGAAGTAGATAGTAATTATAATTGTTATAAAGCAAGTAAAAATGAAAAAGATAATTAAAGCTCTTGCTCACTCATTCCATTGGGTGACAGAGAGTAATAGACTAAAGCATATCCAATATGGATTCTATGCTGGTCTATGTGGAACAATATTTGCTGCAATCGGGGCAGGATTAGCAGCAGAGTATAAAGATAAGCAATACGGTAACGTATTTGATTGGCTTGATGTAACAGCCACTGTAGTAGGAGGTATGTTTGGACAAGCAGCACAGTTATTGTTAATGTTAGGAATGTATAAGATATTTAAGTGATATAAACCCAGGGTGATTAGGTTCATTCTGGGTTTTATTTTGCCTATAAGGGAGAACCCTTTTCTTTCTTTATATATTTCTTTCTTTTAGGAGAGGGTTTAGCTAAGCTTATATAGACTATATAAACTATATATACTTACTGTACCCTAATCTCTTTCTTTTGCTACTTTTCTTTCTCTATTGGAGAAGATCTTCGATCTGATACAATAGAGATCCTCTATTGGACGGCATAGATTGCCTATATTTCACAAACGAGCTTATATAAGCCTCTGTAAGCCCTTATATTTGCTCAGGTGGATAAGTTATCCAGAACATCTATTATAACGCGTCAGAGAGCCTGTAAATAGCCTTAAATCGAATGCAGTATATTTCTCCTATAAAAAATATTTTTTATTTTTTATCTTAAAGACGTATTGTGTGTGTAGAAACGAGAAATGTATAAATTTTTTATTATTTTAAAGTTATATTGAGCGTATAAAAAGACGGAACAGCAATAAATCAGACCCCTATATCCTCTATCGGTAGGAAAGTCCCCCTACACGAAACACGCAACGTTTGCGTGTGGGTAATGGGCAAACAATGTTATGAATATCAAGAAAGTAAAAGACTTTTCAGCGTCTAAGCCTTATGTGGTTGTATCTGATACAAAGAGTAGTAACCCTTTGTTAGCTGGTTCATTTGTTAATACAACGGGTGACTATGTGGCTACGTTCGACATTAGCCGTGTTTGTCCAAAGTTTTTCGAGGACGAAGACAATGTGGATTTAGAAGCCGCTTTCGCTGCTTTTAAGAAACTTGTAAAAGAGAATAAAGATAATTTCGTTTGTCTTGATTTTTCAATTAGCGAGTTGAGTGGCGGTGCTTGTAGTCGTGTTCTCATTGTGTCAACAGGTAGAGAGATGACGGTACGCCGTGTATTGTCTTTGTTGTCACGAGAGGAAACGCTACCAAGCGTAAAAGCAAACTTTGATACAGCGGTGTTAAAAGGTCGTTACAAGTATGTTGTACCAAACGCAACTATTGAAGACGAGCAAGAAACTGAAGATGAGGGTGAGGAGGTATAACCTCCCACCCCTTTTTTAACTATTCGTAACACTGATTAGAAATAGAAAAGGTTAATATATAGCCTTTTACTATAAATATTCTTATACACATTGGTAAATCCTGTTTTAGATTCGGCAGGTATGCACAGATAATGTCGTCTGTGTATTAAGAGGGTGTGTTTGATCGACACATCAAGATTACGACTCGTGTGATCGCGAGAGTTCTTTCACTATCTATAAAGTGAAAAGTAATTCGTTATTGATAACGAAAGTTGTTCCGCTTAGGATTCAGGATATACTAGTCACCTTGGACATTATTGGTAAAGTACAGAGTTACCAGTAATGCTTATAATGAATGGGTAGCTGCCACCATTCTGGATATCTGTACTATCTTGATAAAGCAGCAAATCTGAGGTTGAAATCCCTCGGGGCAATAAAATGTTAGACTCATCATCTAACAGGTCCGGCTTGATGAACCGGTGCGCCCCAAAATCCACCACATTTCTTGTGCCTTGACGTGGCGTGGTGGCTTTAAACAGAACAAGATTTAAAACAAAAAAGTTATGGAAAAGATTAAAGACCAAGAAAATCGACTTTACATGTTATTAGCGTTGATTACAGCATTCTTTACAGGAGTGTTATTTGTGCTTATCATTGTTATTGGTATTGGTAAATGCCATATAATCAATGATTTAGAGTATGCTAACTACAAAACTCTCGAATATAAAGAGAATTTATGTAATGCATACTACAACTATTTCAACAATGCTGAAGCTATGTTGGATAGTGTGAAAATCGAAGATTCTCCTTATATCGAAACTGATAAAGGTTCTGAATATCTTAATAGTGTAAAAGCTGTTAAAGATTTACAGGACCAAGAGGAGAATTGCGATAAGTATTAACAGAAAGGCTACCAGCTGTAAAGAGATAGCAAAGAAAAAGACAAGATGGAGAGTCTCTGTACTTCAGTTCTAAACCCATCACTTTTGTTGTTGTCAGCCCCTGTGTGAATAATAGTAACACTTATAGGAACTGTCTGGAGTGCTCACGAAAGTGAGAATATGCACATTAAATTAAATCCTTGTGCAAGGTAAATGTATGGAAGATTTCATTATCTTTTCAAACACATGTGGTGGTAACACTGCAATTCGTAAATCAGAAATCGCTGTCATTCATGAAGGTGATGATGAAGAAGTAGTTTCAATAGCGTTAAAGGATGGTATCGAATATGATACACACGAAACGTTCAATTCTATCATCTCAAAACTCACAAAGTAATGGGACAGAGTAATTACGAAGAGTTCTTGAAGGCAGCTGATGAAGCCGCAAGAAAGGTGCATAGTTCAAAAGCTAAGCACCAAGTAGTAAATCATGTATGGAGTTCTGAAAAGAACAAATATGTGAAAGTTAAGCGTTATCGTGCAAAGTCAGCAATGACAAAACATGAAGAACGTGAGTTCTTTGGTCATCCATTCACATTCAAGAAGAATATTCTTTCAATCAACAGAGAAGGAACAACACTGTTATTTGATAAGAATAACCAACTTTGTGACGTCCTTCCACTTATGGATGAAACAAAAGAATTCCTTGATGCTCATCGTGGTCAACCTTATGAATTGTTTGAACATAAATAGGTTTGAATATGAAGATTGCAAAATACTTAAACGTATAGGATTTAACCACGATACGAGTAGTTATTTTGTAAAGGGAGTGCGCGTTATTGGCGCTGTTCCATCAAATTGGAATGATAACGGTGACGATTATGTATCATTACCGAATGTTGCACAAGCTATTGTATTCTTATATAAGAAAAAAGGCATTTTTGTGAATTGCGATTTACACATTGGTAGTAATGGAAATATAGTTGGATTTAAAACAACTATAACCTATACAAAAAATGGGTTTATCACATACAAAAATAACTCGTATGAGATTCATGAAACAATAGCTAACGCTTTGTGTGCTGGTGTGAAAAATGTTCTGGAAGCTTTAAATAAGCTTTAATATGATTAAGCAAAAGGTAACAGAATATACCTCTCATTTCTTAGTAGAGACAAGATTAACCTTTACTAAGAAAGAAGCAGAAGCTTTTTATTTAGATAAAAATCTAAAGAGAAAAATAAATGCTATAATTAATCGCTATAAGCGAGGAAACATGGAAAAACGTAATTATTCTTCACTTGTGTATAGGCTTAAAGATATAAAAGATTTATCTTCGACATACATATGTGGTATAGTATTTCATGTTTATTACAACATTGTTTATCTTGATAGAAAACATATCATCCTGAATAAACAAAAAGCTATTGCTGAAGAAATTAAAGAGAAAATCAAAGCAAGTATAGATACTTAGTTCTATACAAAGTAATAAAACTTAAACATTTATCAAAAATGAATATTTTAAAGACAACTCCAAAGGGTATGGTAATCATCACAAAGGCTGCTGTTCATGCAAATTTGTGTGACAAGTTTATGAACTGTGGCTCTTACCACATGAAGATGATCAAGAAACAGTGCGATAAGATCGCAAGTTGGGAACTCATTGACAACGACATCAATCCAAACGATGAAGCATTCCCAAAGATGATCAAGTTGACTTCTGTTGAATTCAGTGAAGTTGATGCTGATTTTGTGAGTATATTTGCAAATTCACAGCAGAGTTTATTGACTGAAATCGTTAAGGCAGAGGCTGCAAGTTTCAGAATTGAGCAAGCTTCAAACATTGCAAACGAGGTGTTCAAGAACATGCTTGACACAAATTTTGTAGATATACAGAATGAGGAAAACTAAGGTCCATATACAAAACCAACAGCATCAACAGCGGAAAGACAAATCCGCTGTAGATGAGGTTGGGAACAAAAGGTTCCGACTGTTCTTCAAGTCTGGTGGAGCAAGTATTCTTGTAGCAAAAGGATTAACAAAGAATGAGGTTTATATTCTTACTAAACAGTTTGAAAATAACCTCAAAAACTACGATTCTAAGCTTGAAGGAGTTTGGTTAAGCGTAAAATAAGCAAATGCAAGTGCTTGTCTTACATAACAATTAAAACATTATCAAAATGATTCCAAGTTACAATAAACCAAGTAACAATGATGGATTTGAGAAAATCTTATTCATCTTATTTATAGCTATTCTGTTCTTCGGCATTGCTGTAAAGTGTAGTGCACAAAAAGTGCAACAGAAAGCTGTGTATGACACAGTAATGTGTGATCAGGCTTGTATTCAGAAGTACGTACAGATTCCTAACGAAAAGACTGGAAAGGTACGTATCTTTGCTGTATACAAAGATTCTAAGCACAACGTAAATGAGCTTATTAACGTGTCAGAAAGTACATATGATTACATTCAGACATGTAAGACCTATGGGATTCCTGCCCAATTAGGTATTAAGCTCAGAAACGGTGCTATCCAGAGTGTTATTCGCATTAAAACAATTATAACTGTAAGGCGATGAACGATGGAATAAAAAAAGGTGTAGCGGTGTACCGTAAGAACAAATACGGTCACCTCTACAACATATTTCTCGTTGAAGGTACGCGCGGAGATAAAATCCTTGCTAAAACCTTAAACGGACGTAAAATAACATTAGAGAGAAATGATTTTTATCCAGTAAAAGTTCCAAGTTTGAGAATATCAAAGGAGGAAATGGATAAAGTTATAGCTGGTGTTAGAGTCTTTAATCACAATATTACACAATCGTGGGTTGATGTAGTAGAAGGATTTAAAGAAAAACAATTTGAAATTATAAGACTAACACATGCAAATAGAAAAGTGTATGTGATGTTAGAGTCCATTAACAGATCTGTTAAGAATAAGATTGTGAAAGAAAGCGCAAATGGAATTCTAACTAAACAGATCTTTTCTATTAGATGCGCCATTTGGAATATCATATTTGAATGAAAATTCCAAAACCAGGCCAATTTTGCACAATAAACAATGTAGTTTACAGGGCTTATAAAGCAAAAGATGGCTGTAAAGGATGCGCTTTCAACAATCTGTTTTCATGTTTAGGTATAATAGATGGGAAAACAGGTAAAGCTAAAATGGACTGCAAATATAGTCATATAATCTTTAAAAAAGTATGAAGTTGTTAAAACTATCATCAGTTATAAGAATAATCATTTCAATCTTAATTTTGTATTTGATAGAAAATGGTACAATCGTAAGTAGATTTAATACTGCGATAATAATACTATGCTTTATCGAATTGACATTAGATCTTTGTTACATTGTAATAAACTTAAGTATCAAAGAGTAACCCCAAAGTGTAGAGTATTAGCATCAAACTAATGCTCTACATGTACATTTAATGCAACCTACGCCTCCGAAGTACAAGGAGAGTACGACTGGTCCCAAGTCCAGGATGAAAGATGCAGAGGGGATGTACATTTAAGTGCACGCTTATCAAGAGCGCGACGCTGAGTTTCGAAAACTCCGTGCACTACCAAACTTTTTGTTTTTATATAATTGTTATTTTGTTCGATTAAATGAGTGTTGCGAAACACCCTCCCATTCTTATTTGGTTTGGAATGTCATAATTGAAGTTTAGTTAGACACAAATGGTAATAGCGATTATCAAAAGACACACTTGCTTGTGAAAGTAGGTGTGACACGGCTTTATAGCTTAATTGGTGAGAGCGCCCCGCGTTACGTGGGGAGGTATAGGGTCAGGGCCTATTGAAGTCACAATCCATTTGCATAACATTTGTAAAATTGTGATTTGCAGTATGCATGGTCTGTGAAGATAGTGCATATCATGGCCTATTCGTCTATCGGTTAGGACACAAGATTTTCATTCTTGTAAGAGCAGTTCGACTCTGTTATAGGCTACTATAAGTTTTTTCCAAGTTCTTTAAAAACTGGACAATTAATTTATGTTAAATCCAATAAAACATTATCAAAATGGAAAAATGGATTAAAGGGTTTTTGGCAGCATCATTTATGCTGTTTGCAGCCACCCTTGGCTTAACTGCCTTAACAAGCTGCAATCATGAGAGTGGCAACAGGAAAATCAAGAATTCAGATTCTGCTTTTGTGGTTGGAATTGTTGAAAAGTACTGTCACCCAGAAATGTCTTCTGTTGACGAGGCTGTAATGCTTCAGCAACAGATGTCAATGGATGCTGATTATGAACGTGTGTTTATCAACATGCCGCCGAAAACATTAGAGGCAGTAGTTCATGTAATGACGCACAAGAATAACGCATCCACATTTACGATCAAAGATATTGCTCAAGAGTATTTATCAAGTCAGAAAGTATATGACAATCTGCCTGATAATGAGCAAGAATCCGATGTGGTCTCGAAACCAAAAGTGCTTGACGAACCTGATAGTATAGGAGGAGGAAAGTAGTATGGAGACAAGAGCTATCGTAATTCTCTATGAGGGAAATAAAATTCCTGAAAAAATGTTGATGAAACTTGCTCAGATTCTTCGTAAGGAGAAGATCGCAAGTGATCGTGACATCAATATTTCAGAGCTTGATCAGAGTGATATTTCAAAGACTTTAGCGAAAGCTAAAGCTGCAGAATCTATTACATTTAAGTATGTAGTAGAGAAAGATCCTACTGAACAGGCTATGATCTACCTGAAAGGTTATTTCGGTGACGAGATCTGGATGAATCCAGTATTGTTTGGAGTTAACCTTATGGGTGTAAAAACCTCTCTTACTGAAGAGGGTAAAACCGCTCTACGCATATTGTGTAGAGACAACATCTCTTCAGATGTTTCTTTGAAGTACAATTTTACACAAGCTCACTTGACAGCTATTAAAGCCGTCGTAACATCAATGTAATGAAACACTATGATGATCACCATATGGTGGTAGAGAAAGAGAGTAAAAGAACAGAACGTGCAATACATATTAATGCAAGACCATACAAACGTTCTAAGTACAAACATAAAAACTACGAAGAGGATGTATAAGGTAGAACTTTGGAGCCGTAATTCTCATGGTAACAAAAAAGACCTGATTTCAACATCTTTGTATCCTACAAAGGAAGAAGCTGATGCTGCGAGAATAGTCTTAATAAGACTATCTCGTGGCAGAACGTTCGTCCCTATAGATGCAGAATGTGTAAAATTAGGCAGGCCAGAAGTGGCTATTTTCAACGAAACTAACTACATTGTTTGTTAGAATCGTTTAACATAATATTAATTTTTAAAATCATTATCAAAATGGCAAAAGAAACAAAGAAACCAGCAAGCACTGCAGTAGCAGTAACAGAAGACAACGTGATGGAGCAGATCAAGAATGGCAATATCTTGGCTGAAGCTAACGTCAAAGCAGCTATTGAAGAGATTCAGAAGCAGAAGGACGAGAAGCAGAAGAAAGAGGCTATGGATATGATCTGTAGAGCTAAGTATCTGAACAACAAGGCTCTTCTTGAGCTTCGTGCACGTCGTCGTGAAGAGAAGAACAACAAGGAATACCTCACCGAAACGAAGAATATCCTTGATGAGGTGCTTGGTGGTAAGATTACTCCTATAGAGTACAAGAAGAAGTGTGAAGATCTGCGCGAAGAATTCCGTAAGAAGAACCGCGAGAGTGACAAGCAACTTTCTGAGGAAATGCAGGAGCTGCGAGAGAGCTTTGAAGGCCGCTGGCAGTATTGGTGGGATTAATTATCCTACGAGTGCACAATTAGCGTTGAGTTAGCAGAGTCTTAGAACCAGTCTAATGGAGACTACAGATAGTTTAAAGGGATTAGTCCAGCAGTGACATAGTTAAGAAAACACCATCAGTGAATTAACACTGACACGAGAGCCTTTGAGCCATGTGCAACGCAAACTGCGAGGACACGCTGTATAATATGTCCAATTATGATCAAACAATTACAGTATGCGAACCATAGAGTCGGTGCTCCTATAAGGAATCCTCATTGGTGAGGTAAGTAGACACTGTACTGTGTATCAAGAATCAGATACATATGAATTATACAAGAGTCTTAGAACCAGTTATATGAAGTATATTTGTAAGAAGCTTTTAAATGCGATTTAAAGCGTTTAAACAACTCAAGTGGATTAGCTACCCACAAGATGCGTTAAAACGCCTTAGAACGCACGTAAATAGCTTTATTTAGGATCTTTAGGATTGATCACCTAAGGATTCACTAAAAGAAAAAGCATATCCGTATGAGGTATACGTCCAAGACGTGGGTTCGACTCCCACCAGTTCCACTATAAACAAACAATAAGGGGCTGTATGGTTTTGATTGGCGTGGAAGTAAATACACCTATTTGGTTAGGAAGGATACTGTATAAATTCAAATGGCAACTTTAACGTTGTTGACTATACTTGCGTAGCGTAAGTAATAAGTCAGGTGGATGCAAAACCTACCAAAGTGGTTTAGATTCGGGAGAGAAAGGCTATAAATATTAACAGGTTTGTACTACTTCAATTGTGGGTTCAATTCCCACCTCTCCCACGATTATGAAGACAGGATATAAAGAGATGCTCCGTAACAGGTTACCTGATTACGTTGATTTGGCACTAAAATGGTGTAAAGTCAAAGAGCTTTGGATTAACCATGTCTATGATTCTCAGATAAATATATACGCAGATAAACAAGAACGTTATAATGCTACTCGCATAGCTCTTGGATTATCATCAAAAGAGCGTATATTTAAATTTGAGGATAGTATAGATTGGGTTTGGATTTCTGAAGAAGAAAAAGAAAGGTTAAAGCCAGCTATAGGTTGGATTAACTTCTTTAAAGCAATCTTTCCGTATATTGAAAATAAATGGAAAGTAAATCTCTCGTTAGGTAAAACGGAACAGGAGTTCATTGACGAACTGTCTTCTGGATACCTAAAAACAGTTAATGATTCTGTAAAGAATAAGTTAGCAGTTTTTATTACTAATTATTTGAAAAAATGATTATGTATTTTCCACGTACCAAAAAGATTTATCTTGCTGAATACGTAGGATGGGATTGGAAAGTTGTTTGTTATAAAGAAGGATATTATAATTTTGCATACAAATGGAATGTTATAATGCCTTCTAAATTTCATCATTTGATGAAACAACAAGATATTGTAAATCTATTAGGTTGGATTCATGAAAATATCGTAATGAAATTAGAAGATTTAACGTATATTACACTTAATGTATTGATACGAATATCAACGGGTCTTTTGAACAAGTGCGATATTGACAAGGATACAAAAATAGAGTTACATGATACAATCGTTTCTCAATTGAGAAATAGAAAATCCTACTTAATCAGTGAAGATTTACCTTTTTAGCTATAGATCATTGGGTTGGTCTATAGCTCCTATTGTGGTCAAGCTATATCCACGATGCGAGTGACACGCTTATAAATAGCTTTATTTGTTTTGAAAAATCCACGTATTACCCCAGAGGAAGTGGAGATTATCAAAAGCGCGCAAGCTGGTAATATATCAGCTTTTAATAAACTTTTTCATCGCTACAAGGGATTCGTTGATACAATCCTATACTACTATCTTAAAGATATGGATGAGGCAAAGGATATAACTAACATTGTATTCTTAAAAGTTTATGAAAAACTCTCTCAATTCACAGACTATGACTCATTTGGAGGATGGCTGAGAATTTTAACAAACCGTACAGCAATTGATTACTTACGTAGTGTCAAGAACCACGCGAAACCTGTAGGAGAAGAAAGTGAAAGACTATCGCTTGCCTCTTCTATATCTTCCGATGAAGATGATCTTGTCAATCGTCTTGCATACGAGAGAATACTCGAAGAATTTGAAAAATTCCCTGCTCACATGAAGCAGATTCTTGAGTTATTCTACGTGAATAATATGACTGTTGTACAAATTAGTGAAGCTTTGAGAATCCCCACTGGAACTATTAAGTCGATTTTATCAAGGACTCGAAAGCAAATCAAAAAATCGTTTAATCAAAATTAAAAAAAATGGACTTACTTTGGTTTTTCATTGGAATCCTTATTATCTTTTGTATCGGTCGATACAATGAGAGCAATAAGTTGTTTTGGATACTGTTAATATCATTTGTTGGTAGTTTTGCAGTAGCTACAATCATTACGAAAGTGACATCGTATGATTCTAATGGAGCTAAGAAGAAGGAAGTTCAGGTATGTAAACCCACGCAGGCGTCAAATAACGCATCAGGAATATTCCTTTTGGCAGATGCTATGTTAGGAGACACACAAAGCGTACAGCTAAAACCTGCGAGTCAGGAAACGTACATGCCTGAATTACTTTCAATTGGCTTCAATAGTCCGCTCGTTAACAGCGGAATAGTTTACTCACCCTTAAAACCACCACAACTATGTTACAATATTTCGATACATCATGACATGTCATGAAATAAACAGCATTCAATTAATCAATTAACGTGATATTTTCACAAGTAAATAACTTTTAAATCATTATCAAAATGAGTAAGAAGAATAAAGGCGGAAAGCCACAGTCAAAGCCAGCTAACAAAGCTGCAAACACAGCTCCTCAGGTAGAAGCTCCAACAGTGGAGACTAAGAAAGAGGAGAAGGTAGAAGAGCCTAAAGTAGAAGAGGTTCAGACACCTGCTAACCCAATGAGTGAATTCACCGAGGAGGTGAAGAAGGCTACAGCACGTGGGCTTGATCCAAATCGTACAGTAGACTTGCTTAATCTCAGTCACTCTTATTTCCACGATCCAGATGCTGCAGCAGAGCGTTATGGAATCAAGAGAGAAGTAGCTGTTAAGATGGATCAGTGTACAGCTATTGGTGTTATGACTATGTTTGCTCAGGAAGTAGCTCTTGCTGACACCCCATGGTCTCGTACAATGCGTCCAGCAGTACTGGAGAGCATGGCAGAAGTTGCGAAGGAGATTGGTGTAACAATCAACCTCAAGTCATTACCAGCTCCTGATAAGGATGGTAACGTAACTATTACCCAAGAGAACGTGAAAGTCTCTGCGGAAACTAAGAAGAAGCTTAAGGAGGAGAAGGAACTCCTTGAGGAGAAGCCAGAATTGGATGTTAATAAGATTGAGAATAAGATGCAGCTCCGCAAGAGTCTTCTTATCTTCTTGTCTGAGCGCAAGGATTATCTCAACAACATTCAGAAGGCTATCAGTCTTTATGCAGCATATCTGGAGAAAGAGAAGGCCGACGCCACCAAGGGCATGTCTCGCATTCAGTTGTTGCATAACCTTATCGAGCTTGTTGGAGAGGCTCCGATTGTAATGAATGGAATTGGTTCCTTTCTTTACACCGTTACCGCTACAACAAAGTCTCCAGTACCAGCCTTCTGTCACCTCAAGAATACGGTTACAGATCGCACCACAGGAAACTGTGAGTATGACAATCACTTTATAGCTGATGTTGTACGTGAGATCGTAATCTGGAAGGCTAATCTCAAGAAGGCTGAGAATGAGAAATCTATCGAAGCTGTAAAGAAGAACCTTGAGGTTCTCAAGAAAGATCCTAAGAAGAATGAGAAGGCTATCAAGGATCAAGAGGAGCGTATTGAAACTCTTGAGAACAACAGTAAGGTATTTGATGTAACAATCTCATACGTAACTGAGCCTTCTGCAGACGCTATCGAATCTTTCATGGAAAAACGTGCAGAGAAGGATCCAGTAGCAATAAAGATGTTCAGATCTCTTTCTGAGAGTCTTTATCGCGGCACCGATCTTAATGGAGTTAAGACAGACAGCTTGCTCGCAAACATGAAGATGCAGGCTGGAGTAATAACAAACATGTTCCGTGACCCTAACATGCAGTTCGTAAACTATAAGGAGTCTGAGATTCCTGAACTGCAGTTTATGAAGGATGGCGAAACCGAAGAGCCTAAAGAGGAACCAAAAGAGGAACCTAAGGAAGCTCCAAAGGAAGAGCCTAAGAAGGAAGATGAGCCAGAAGAGACAGAAGAGTCAAAAAACTAATTCAGACTGCCAAAGAAAAGATTCGCGAAGTTGGTAGTCGTATTGGTAAGGCTTACAAAGTCTTGAAAGGCGAGTAAATCTATCAAAGATGAAAAAGTTAACAACATTTCTCTGCAGTATGGCATTCGCTCTTAGTGGCGTCTGCCTTGCTGTGAGTAAATCAGGACCACCATCATTACCTGGAAATATGGTGGTGCATGCGGAGCCGATGAAACCAATACCAGCTCCGTTTTTCTTGAATCAGAGTAACACTGAGAAAGAAGCTAAAAAGGACACTGTGTTTACACAAGTTGTAAAACACGATACAGTCCAAGTAACTAACACAAAATTCAAGTACGTTGTAAAGGTTCGTACTGAAGCTAAAGCTGAGACTCCGTATCTCCCAGCATTTAGTATAACAATACCGAAGGGGAGTTGGGAAACCTCCCATGATTCTACAAACGTAGTGTCAGAATAAAAGAACCGAGTGTATACCGTATATAGTCGGAGCTCCTGTATATTATAAGCTATGCGCTTAGTGTACAGGAGCAGCACATTAGTTCCATATAAGGTCTCATTAGCCTTAGGAACGAATTAACTTGATCCGAAAATATGTTAGCGCTCTCAAAGCGTGAGAAACCCAAAAGATAGGATGGAAGACATTTAAGCGTGAAAAACTTATTTGTATTAGGGATAGCGTCGTATCAAACCCTATTCATATTGAAATGAGAACCGTCTGGTGATGGATGTATGAGAACCGCGCGTAAGTTGTGAGTTGACAATCACACAGAATTGATGCCGTATCGGAAATGTATACTATGATACTATGTATATAAGAACGTTACACGAGATGAAGCTATAATAAGAAACCCCGAAGAATATAGTACATGGTATGGCTATATGAAGGCAAGGCCAACTCTATTATAGAAGTATCTACTAAAACCCAGCTCAGTGTTCCTCTACCACCAAAGTAGAGTATGAAGGAGTGAAAAAACGTATGGAGTATAACAATATCGTGAAAGGGATAATACCCACGAAGTATACCGTAACTATGCTGGCTATGTAAAACCTGACTGTTCGATTCAGTCACCTTTTGGGTCACCTTAGGGTCCAGGGACGGGGTAAAACGCCTGATATATGATGAAGTACGTCCGCCAGGCTTTGGTCGTTTATGCGGGATATAAAAGTAAAATGACCAGCAGGTTGGGCAATACCTGAATGCAGAAATGCTACGCGAAACGAGGCCGCGGTCAAAGTCTGATTTGAGTGTACACAGCTCTTTGGGTGGAGTGAAGATATAAGTGGTACAATGGGATGAGTTGATAAAAACAATTCTCCAATGCGATGATAACGTTACAATCATGGTAGCCGCACTCAGAGGCGATACTGGGAAATTTTTAATTAGGTAGACCTGATTCCAAATGCCATATTACCAATGGTAATGAAAGATCCGTCAACCTTCAATAACTACAAGTATTAGTGCTTTGCATTATATTTACAATATTATATAGTCTCTACAGAGTAGTAAGCTGGTATATTATATATGAGTAAGTGTATAGCTTTAGATAAGTATTAAGAAAAGAGAGTTAGAGAGAAAACAAACATGTTAAACAAAAATGGATGTCTCCCGATAGATATACCCCTTTCGTTGTAAGAAAGAAATTGAGTCGGAAATCCGAGTGCCAACCGTAACTTTGAAATAATTATGCAGAATAAACTATACGATTCCGTCTTGAGCTTGAGTCGCCGAACGTAACTACTAATAGGTAGCAACGGGCGGTATTGAAGTAGGACAGCAAATCCTTATAGATTTATAGAGCAGTTATCAGTAAACTGATGGGCAGCAACAGAACTTAAGTACGTCCTTGTAATAAGGATAGGGAGTTAGTGACTCATTAATACATCCTGTCTCGGTGTATTAAAAAGGAATGTTGTGGGTGACAAGGGTAATGATAGGGTTAAATTCCCGAGTGTTCGTGCACTGTCTCGAAGAAATGAGAGATTAAAAACAAATGAGGAAGCTTATCCAATAGAAAAACAGCCGTAGTATCTGTGATCCCCCTGAAGGTGAGATAGTTCGATAATGAAACGCAAATTGTGTATTCCGCGTATAAGAATGAATACTAACATAAGAGATAATCTGTGGTGAATTGACAATCATCGGTAGTTACTTTTAAGTATGTGGAAAGTACGAGAAGAAATTACCAAAGTTTTTGTGGGTCAATCGTATGTGGAAACTTACATCTGTATCTCAGCACTGTAACCCTCCGCGAATCCTGAATCATCAGAGACTTTGACGGATACAGAATAGTATACTTCACATATTGTTTATTAGAATTAAACAATGAATTACATAAATCATTGCACTTGATTGTGCACATTCAACATTCAAAGCTTATGATAGCAATTTTAATGATGGGCTAAGTTAATCCTACCGTTGGATTCCCGTTACATGAGTTGAGCTTCACTTAGAGGAATATAGAAATGTAACAGTTAAAATTGGAAGCGTGCTTCCCATTAGAATAGCAATTGAAGTTGATTTTTTCACAACATTCAGACCCAATGAGGCAGTAATGTTTTACTTTATAAAGCTGTATTTCAGCGTAAAACTTTATTATTAATTTCATCGTTGGTTTATCAAAAACGATGTCAAAAAGGATGAAAAATTATGGAAACTGTAAAAGCATCAGTAGTAGCAAACAATCGTAAGTCACTCTCAATCGTAGGCCAGAACTTTGGCTGTCAGTATTATCGCCCAGAGGCACGTCAGAACGCTGTTAACTTCGATGAGAAGAAGCGTAAGATCGAGCAGGATGGCAATGTTGAGCTCACAACGAATCGTGCAACAAAGCGCTACCTCGTTAAGGGTTATGACGTAGTGAGCATTCAGCTCGGTAACGACATCACTGGTTCTCCAGTAGTATTCATCAACAAGGATGATCAGGCAAGTGAGGTAGCAATGCCAATCTCTCCAGATTTGTCTAAGGTTGGTCAGGTAACAGAGGACGCTGTTTCTAAGGCTCTTCGTGGTGACAAGAACATCATTTTCTCTGACGTAGAGAAGTTGGTTAAGCAGTGTAATGCTGCAAACCAGGCTGAAATCAGCCGTATTGAGGAGCTTAAGGCTAACCTCGACAAGGAGTTGCAGTCTCTTCAGAATGCAATTGCTGGTAACATCAAGAAGCTCGATGATTACAATCACGAGATGAATGCAAGCACTAACGCTGCATCAGGTGTAACCGTAACAATCACAGAGGACTAAACCTATGGAAAAGCTTGTATCTGATGCAAGCAAACTGTTAATGCAAGTTCTAATGACTGATTCCAAAGTGTCTGTAAAGATACTTGACAACGCAAATGATGCGGAAAAGTACAAGATTTGTACAATCCAAGATAATGGTACTATTGTTCTTGGAAAGACATCTGTGCGTTGGTGGAATCAGTTATTAGGCTGTCAGGACAAAATTCCATTTGATAGTTTTGCTTTGAAAGTGTGGGACGCTTTGGTAGATTTATCAAGCGGCCTAAACAATAAAGCTATTCTCAATGGTTTATCTATTGAAGTAGTAAAGAAGTCAGTCCGTACAAAGGACTATGACTATGTTGTCCGTCGATTATATGATTGCTGGGCTCATGTTGCTCAGAAGAGCGAAGGATACCAAAAGGCTCTGTCTCCCGAGGGAGGCCCGGGTTCGGCCCAAGACTGTCCTGGTGGTGCTTTCGCGTCCGACAAGCCACGTGAAATAGTAATCAACATCAACGGTACTAAGAAAACAATTCCTTTCATAGATAGTAATGGTGATCCACTGAATATAGGATTGGATTACGGATTTCTTGGATTTCGTAACTTGTAAGTGATATATCTGAGGATATAGAAGCATAATCCCGAGGGAAAATGCTTCATAACAAGCAGTTAAGAAAGAATAGAATGAAGTATGATGATTCTAAATTCGGATTATCGTTACTTGGTTATTTACAGTTATCCATTTCCCCGAGGGGATTGGGGTGCGCTTCCTGCGGGAGGCGCACCTCGCGGATTAACTTTAAGTAAACTTGGTTCGATTCCAAGCTATGAGCAAGTGTAGGTAAATGATCTCTCGAATTCATATTAGTTGTATTTTTAATTTTAATCAAAATCTAATTATGAGTAAGAATAAATCAATTGAATTGAATTCAGCAAAGATCATCAATATCCGTAAGAATCTTGATATGACAATCAACAAGTATTGGAAGATCATTCGTGCGGAAAACGTAATGGCTAAGAAGGCTATTGAAGCAGGCCAGGGTTCTGGCTACGACCTAAAGGGTTTGTACAATGAAATCACACAGATGAGTGAGAAGCGTATTATCATTAAGGGTATGCTTATGTTGCTCAATATGGGTATTACAGAGTTCAACTATGAGGAGTTTAAGAAGACTAATAACTATGCTATTTTTGCAGCTGGCGAAGCTAAGGAAGCTATCGCTCAGCTTAAGATGATTCCTACCATTAATCCTTCTGAGAAGGCATCTAAGGGTAAGAAGCATATGGGTAAGACAGAATCTTTTACCTCAGCAAAGATTGCATCTCTCGTTAAGGAGAGTCAGTTAAAGGCAAATAAGTTTGACGCTAAGCTCAAGGAGTTTAACGACAATACTAACATAACATGTACTGATGATATTGCAGAAAAGTTCTCTATGGACTTAGCAGTATAATATCGGCACAAGTATATGGTGTACAAGGACCAGCATTTATGCGACAGTTCGAGGCTGTCTATACTTTCATTTTAAGGCCATTTAGAGGCCTTCTGAGGCGTTTTAATACGTTTCCAGGACAATTCACCGCAGAGGTGGAAATAGCGCCTTAGAACGTAACTATTTAAATCATTATCAAAATGGATAAGAATTTGCAACCAAATATATCAGACCCAATCGTTATATATAACACAGTAAAGAACAATCGTAAAGCATACTTGAAAACTCACTTCTGTGTACGTTCAAAGAAACAACCATGGTATATGCTTACTAAAGGTAAGTGTAAGAACTATGAAGAGCGTATGAAGAGTTGGGGTGCTTGTGTAGATTACTTTGACGTTCCATCAGAAACTAAAGTTATGAGCGAACGAGTTGTTATCAAACGTATTGGAAGTGCAAACTTTATGGAGCGATTAGCTCAGCATAAACTTGCAAAATGGGTACGCAAAAACCCAGCACCATGTGATGAAATGGATTTGTTTAAGAACGAATTCCTTGAACCATGGAAAGAAGAGCGAGATAAAGCTCTTGAACATTTTCGAGATGTCGTAGTTTCGATATATGACAAAACAGTATTACCGTATGACCGCAAAAAGGCATTGATTGTGCCTATGATAGATATGGGTGGAGGAGTCTATTCATATCCAAATATGGACCCGATTACGATCGGTTATCCATTATGTAAGTTTGCTGGAAAACGATTCGTTAAGAAAGATACTGTGGTGGACGTATGTAAAGAGGCACTTAAGAAAGTGTCTAAGTCAGGATATAACTGTAAATCAGTTGACTATACATACGAACGCAAGGTGTTGCTCAGCGTAGCAGCATAACAGTGCTGGTGGTGACACTCTTCGTCACACCAACACTTTAAAAAGGAGAGTTGGCTGAGTGGCCTAAAGCGCTGGTCTTGAAAACCAGAGGGCGGTAAAACGCTCCAAAAGTTCGAATCTCTTACTCTCCTCCAACATTGGAGATTTAAGCCTAATTGGTAAGGCAACAGTTTGCTAAACTGTCAGTAATCGTAGCAATATGATGTATAGGTTCGAGTCCTATAATCTCCACAATACTTAAAATCAATAATATGTTAACAATAGTATTAAGTGCAATACTTGGATTATTTATTGGTATTACATTATTCCCAATAGGATTGTTTCTTAGAGCAAGAAAATCTGGTTGGGATGATAGTAATATCTTTAATATATTTCACGTGTTGTTTCATTTAGCCTTACATCCTGATGATTTCACCAAGATGTATTACAAGAATGGAAAGAAGCCGTTCTGGTACTTAACAAAAGATGAGTTTTCAGAAGTCTTATATGTAAGACCATAGTAATAAATAAAAATAAATAATATGAATTACGTAAAACCATCAATTATCCAAATCAAAGTAGAGAACTTTAATCTTATGTCCGCTTCTAATAAAGAAGGTTCAACATGGGTTAATGGAAACGCAACTGGCTGTGAAAAGCCAGTAACTATTGAAGATTTGGAGAAGAATGATGAGGAATGCTCAGGTAATTAACCTGAGCTTCCTTAATTATTATTGATTAGCTGTAGATGGTCTAAATATTGGTTCGATTCCAATATACAGCACATACGTTTACTTAGAGTCATTGAACCATGTTTATACGAAATTTTAAAGTCGTTACATACGACATAGAGATTTTCCCAAACTGTTTTCATTGTACATGTAAAGACACAGAGACACAAGAGTTATTACTTTTTGAAATATCTAATAGAAAGAATCAGCTAACAGAGTTGGTTGATTTTTTCGTTTCTAAAGATATAATCTTTTGTGGCTATAACAACAAGCATTATGACGACGTGGTATTAAACTATATTATAGATCTTCAAAGACAATTGAGTCGTAGAACCAGTCAAGAAGTCTGTAGGTCGTTATATAAGCTGTCTAAGTGTATAATAGAGTCAGAAGACGGAGATATAGAAAGATTCAAGAAATGGAAATATGTAAATAAATTCAATTCTATGGATCTTTTGACTATGCAATTTAGTTCAAAGTTAAGAGTAGGTCTTAAAGAAATGCAATTAACTATGCACTATAAAAATGTCCAAGAATATTCAGGTTCATTTGATTTACTAATCGAAGACTCTGATATTGACGAAATGATTGCATATAATATAAACGATGTTGAATCTACTACAGATCTATTAGATAGACTTGAAGAAGATATAAAACTTCGTTTATATATTGAAGATGAATATGGAATTCCATGTTTGTCTTTCGATGGAGTAAAAATTGGAGAATCCATCCTTGCTAAACTTTATTGTAAGAAAACAGGCGTAGATATAAAAGAACTCAAAAAAAATCAAGAGCCAGTTGAAGACATAAAGCTAAAGGATGTGATTTTCCCTTTTATACAATATAAAAATCCGAAATTAAAAGACGTTCTCGAAGATATGAAAAAACAAGTAGTTGATTCGCACGAACGCAAAGGCTATGAGAAGAAGTTTGTTCTCTCAAATTTAGGCTATTCTGTTGGAGTTGGTGGATTACATTCTATCAACAAACCAGAAATCTTCCGTCCTAACGAGAATGAGTATATTGGGCACAGTGATGTGGCGTCGATGTACCCATCGTTGTTAATTAAATACAACCTTGCTCCAAGTCGTGTAGGAAAAGAATTTTTGCAGGTCTACACTGACGTTTATAACGACAGAATTTATGCAAAACATAATCGACAGAAACTTAAGGACAAGACACTAAAACTTGCTCTTAACGCTGTAACGGGGAAAATGCAAGAAGAATCAAGTTGGTTATACGATCCATTTAACGTCTTCCGAATAAGAATCAATGGACAGTTGATCTTATTTATGTTAATAGAACGTTTGCTGGAGTTAGATTGTAGGATCATACAAGCTAACACAGATGGTGTAGTGTATATAGCTAAGGAAGAGAATCGTAGTAGAATTCAGGAAGCTATTACAGAAGTAGAAGCTATTACACAACTTGTATTTGAAAGCAATGATTATGAAGCGTTTTATCAGTACGCAATTAATGATTATTTCGGTATCATTAAGGGATACTCTGAATCCAAAGACCCTAATCTGATAGAAAAGAAAGGAATGTTTATAACCGAGACCAAGCTTGGGAAAGGATTAGCACCAGTCGTAATTCCTAAAGCGGTTATAAATTATTTTCTTACAAAACAACCAGTTAAAGAGTTTATAATGTCTGATAAAGATATTAGAGATTTTGTAATTGGTCAACGCGTAGCTAAAAAGTTCGATGTATATCACGGAAGTAAAAAAGTACAGAGAATTAATAGGTTTTACGCATCTACAAACGATTATTATTTATTCAAGAGAAAATATAATGAGAAGTTAAAGGGTTTTGAATTTTCTTATCAAGGTAAGAAAGTTGATGTTAAAAAATATACAGACATAAACCTTTTGACAGAATCAGGAGTTACTATCTTGAATACGTATGACGAAAAGCCTATAGAGCATCGTCATATAAACTATCAGTACTACATTTCTAAAGCGAGTAAAATTATTAGTGAGCTTACGAGTGTACAACTGAGTTTGTTTGACGATCAGACTTGTTAACCAAAGAGTATAAAAGTATGATTATTGAATTAAACACAAAACTTCTGGATTATCCAGATAAACTAAATTTAAATCAATTAGTCTTCCTAAGTATGGTATTGGATAAGAATCAAAAATCTAATAATCAAGACGTCCGCAAAATTGTCAGCCTAATTAGCGACGACGAAATATCATACTTAATCGAACAAGGACTTATTACCTCGATAGAGAGAGGGAATTCAATTACATATCAAGAATCTGAAAAGCTTACAGCTTATATCGAACCAGATCATAGCTATTTTGATCAGTTTTACGATATGTACCCAGTTTATGTTGTTCGTCCAGATGGAGAAAAAGTTTACCTAAGGACGAATAAGAATAAATGCAGAAATCTTTATAACTCCTATGTTAGTAAAAGCTATACCAAAGCTGAACATATTAACAAATGCTTAGTTAAAGAACTTGAGAAGAAAACCAAGCTGGGCAAAATAGGATATATGAAGACTATGTGGAGATGGTTACAAGACCATCAGTGGGAAGAAATTGAAGAAGAGATGCTAAGTGAACAGCAGGAGCAAAATACAGAGACATATGGAACAGAACTTATCTAATTTGATACGTCCTATGTCTGTAGTTGCGAATGAAGCTGTTCAATATATTGCAGGCAGACGTGAACATAAAATCGTCAGCTTAAAAACAAGATGGAATAAGTTTAACAAGCAGTGTATGGGTGGAATAGAGCCTAACACTGTGCTTACCATTGCAGGTATCTCTGGAAGTGGAAAGAGTTCGTTTGCGAACTTAATTACCACAGACGTGATTGATTTAAATGAATCAGAAGATGTTATAGTACTAAACTTCTCTTTAGAGATGGTTGGTTTTAGGCAGGTTGGAAGGACGCTCTCAAATAAGCTAAGGAGAACGACTTCGACTCTGTATAGTTCTGAAAAGGACCTGGACGACAATACCTTCAGAATGGTCGTATCAGTAACCAATAAGCTAAAGGAGTATCCTATTTACTTTGTAGATAGTCCTACTACTCCCACGCAAGTTAAAGACATAATATTTCAATTCTATGAAACGTATGTTAAAGGAACTAACAAGCATTTCTTGATAGTATACGATCATGCGTTACTAACAAAGCAAGTAGGATCTGTATTAGAAACTATAAGCGAGTTAGAAAGAGTGTTCATACAAGCTAAGAAGCTACCAATGACAAGCATTATACAGCTTGCACAGATGAACAGAAACATAGAATCTTCTGAAAGAATAAACAATCCGACAAGTCATTATCCTATGAGAAGTGATTTGTCATCATCAGACGCTATATTTCAAGCAAGCGATTACGTTTGCGTTATACATAGACCAGAAATATTGGGCATCCAAGAATACGGTCCGAATCATTTACCTACTTCTAACAAAGTATACATACACATGTTAAAGAACCGCGATGCGGGAAAACCATGTATACTTGAATTCGAGAATGACCTTGCGTTCAATAATCTGATAGAAGTATAAGCGTCAATTGTAAAACATTTTAAGGCTGAAATTTTATGAATACATATACTTTTACAACTGGCAACAATAGTAACAACAATATTAAGAAGTTTTTCACATTTTCCTTTCTTAAGAAGAATAAGCCTACAGACTATTCTGAGGTTCTTGATGACCTTATTCTTGATAATCTAATGGAGACTAATTCATATCTCAAGGATTACAAGACTAAGCAGGAAGATGCAAAGATCTTCAAGGCCAGCACTGCTTCACTGAAGGGCAACGAGTTTGCAGAGGCAGCATCATTCCTTGCTAACTATGGCAAGAAGAAGACTTTCCCATTCACATTTGGTAAGGTTTACAAGCTCGCGGGCATTCCAGTTATCTTCTACGATGACGAGATTCAGATTGACCGTGACATTTACACATACGACGACTTCGAGAATCTTGCATTCTTGAATACGTTGAGTGCTCCAAAGAAGAAGATCATTATTGATATTTACACTAACAGTCACAATATCAATATTGAGATTAATAAATAATCTAAAACCTAAGAGTTAATGATTACATTACCTACATCTAAAGTTCCAGCAGTTTCAGTTAATCCGCGTTTCTTAATTATCTATGGTCGCCCAAAGTCTGGTAAAACATCAGCATTGGCACAGTTAGAAAATAACTTGATAATAGACTTAGAAGGTGGTTCTACATTCATTGATGCTATGGCAATACAATGCCGTAACATTAGTGACTTAGGAGAAGCTGCTCAAGCCATTAGAGCTAAGAATAAAGAAGTAGGGCATAATTTCTATAACCGTATTACAATAGACAACGCTACTCGATTAGAGGAGATTTGTTTAAGTTATGCTGCTACTTTATATCGTCAAAGTCCAGTTGGAAAGAACTGGAAGGGAGACGATGTTCGTACATTACCTAACGGTTCTGGCTATTTCTATATTAGACAGGCTGTACGTAAGGTAATTGACATGTTTAAAGAACTTTGTGACGAGTTCATATTGGTCGGACATGTTAAGGATGTACAGATTGATAACAACGGAGAAGAGTTGTCAGAAATGGCGCTTGACTTAGTTGGAAAGCTTTCTGCAATTATATGCGGAGAAGCTGATGCAGTAGGTCTTGTTTACCGAAAGGGAAATGAGACTCATATAAGTTTCAAAGGAGGAGATGGTTCTATTAAGGAGGCCCGTGCTCCACACCTAAGAGGACAGGATATAGTCATCGCTAAAGGAAACGATGATGGAAGCATAACAACCTATTGGGATAAGGTTTATAAGGATTAATCCCTATTATTTTAAGAAGTTATAACTCAATAAAATTAAGAAATTATGTATAGTACAAGTACAGCTGTTACAAATAATAACGAGTCTAATAGTTCTTATATGCCAGTTGGTATTAATGAGAACGTTTTCTTGAAGTCTGTAGAGGCTAAGAAGTCTCCAAACGGTCATGATTTTCTTGAAATTACATTCGAGAACAATGAGGGTAAAACCGCATCTATGACAGAATGGAAGAACGAAAAGAGCATGTGGGTTAAGACCGACGAGGATTTACAGCGTCGTGATAACTTACAGTTTGGTCGAATCATGCAGATTATCAACTGTTATTTCCCTAAGATTGAAGGTGAGTTTAACACTTTCAAGGAGATGATAGATTGGGTTCAGGCAACACTCTCTCCTATGGTAGCAACAAAGAAGGCTTTACGTCTGAAGGTTGTTTACGATAAGAATAACTATACTCAGGTATCTAAGAATGGTATCTTTGTTGAACCTATGGATAAGGCTGAGACAGAGATTAAGAAGTTCTCTCGTGACAGTTTTGAGCGACAGGTAGTCGCAGATGTTGAGAAATCAACAGATCCTCTTGCTTCAGCTACAAACGCTGATAGTACTCAGGCATCAGGTAGTGACGACCTTCCATTTTAATGGTAAATAGTCACTGGTGGACAAAATCCAACAAGGACAGTTTTGAGGTTCTGTAAAAACCTCATACGGGATGTATGGTAATATGTTTCACTGCCATAACTTTTCATATAGGAGGTTCGATTCCTCCTCATCCCACTATAAGACCTAATTTTGCCAATTAGGCTTGGGTGGTAAACTTAATAACCAATGGGAGCATACTGTCCATAAACAAAGTGTATGAAGCGCTAAGGAACAATGCGTAAACTATGTTAGGATGCTGGCGAGCTAATTGTGTAGTTGGAAAGGTTAATAGAACTTACATGAATACGTAGAATCAACAGGCTATTGATTCGATTTAAGGCCATTTAGGAGCGATTTAAGACGTTTAAGCATAGACTTTGTGTAGTTGTTAAGAGAAATGGTTTAAGACGCTTAGAACGCAAATAAATGGCCTATTACGAGATGTGTTAACTGGAAGTTGATATCGCTTAATTGAGTTAGCTAAATGCTGAGGTGGTTCGAATCCACCCATCTCGACTAAAATTATTACTATGGAACGTAAAGATTTTGAAGAAGAGGTTTTAGATTATGCAAATAATCGTAAACCTAAAAGCTGGAGAGTTGGACAAGCCGTATTTAATTATATAGATAATCAGTACGGAGTTGCTCGAGACGTACAGTTTAAAGAAAATGTAGATTGTTTTTATGATGATAAGCTGATTAAAGACTTTCTAAGACTATCCTATAATAGGATTCGTAAAAAGAAAGGTTGGTAGAACCTTGGAGGTATTTTGGAACAAGCATGAGTTCGATTCTCATGATACCTACACTAACAAGAACTTATAAGTCAAATGTATAGTACAAAAACAGCAATTACAATGAGTCTTAAAGACTTATTGTCTATGTTGGATGATGAAAGTATCTATACATACTACTTAGGTAGTATAAAAATAGGGAAACTTATCAACAGTCCATTAAGGAATGATGATAAGAATCCCTCTTTTGCTATATTCCGAGGTAAACAAGGCGGATTATTCTTCAAGGACCACGGTACTGGAGATGGAGGTAATGCTCTAAAATTCGTTAAGTTAATCAAAGAGATAGAAACAAGAGAAGAGTTTGAAAGGGAATTACTGAGAATAGTTCGTAAAATGAATCCTAACATGTCTATACGTCAACAGACTTACACCCAAAACGTAAGTAATGTTATGGATATAGGAATCGTTAGACAACCATTCACAGATATAGATAAAAGATATTGGAAGCAATTTCATATCTCACTTGATACGCTAAAGAGATATCAGGTGTTTAGCATTAAATACTTTCTTTGTAATAGAGTCGTCAGAGGAACCTACAAAGAAACTAATCCTATGTATGCATATAAGGTATATGATAGATTTAAGATTTATCGACCTTTAGCATCCAAGTATACTAAATGGCGTACGAATTTGACAAATGAGTATGTTCAGGGATTAGCCGAGTTGCCTAAGGATGGAGGTAATCTCTTGATAATCACTAAGTCTTTAAAAGATGTTATGTGTTTATATGAGATGGGTTATAATGCAATCGCATCTTCAAGCGAAACAACATTTATTCCAGACAATGTTATTAAATCGTTGAGGAGTAAATGGAAACATATTCTTATACTATATGATAGAGACCAAACAGGAATGTTAAGAGCTCGTAAGTATAGTAAAGAGTATAAATTTGATGCTTTCTTCGTTCATAAGAAGTTTAAATCGAAAGACATATCTGATGCAGTAAAAGCTAATGGTTTTAATGCTGTAAAAGATTGGCTTTCACAAACATTAAAGAAGTATGATTGAAACATTGATTCTGGCTATTTCGTTCGGAATAATTGGAGGTATGTTAGGGTTTACTCTAATGTACAAAACATCTCCAACTATAAAGATGAAGAATGGTCGCATACGATATATAGAAGGTAACGATACAGAGTATGTAACGGTATCTGATAAGAGTGGAGTAGAATTACTTAATGCAGGATTTGCCAAGAATAAAAATGGTGTAAACTTTGTTGAGTATGCCACAAAAATCTAAAGGGAGAGTTAGGAATGCGACTAAGGTCGATAAGTATGGTTTACACTTTCGTAGTAAGCTCGAATGCTATACTTATGAAGCTTTTATGAATGCTGGAATACCAGTAGAATATGAGCCAAAGCATTTCACTCTCTTACCAAAATTCGAGTACAATCAGGAGAAAATACGAGCTATGACATATCTTCCAGACTTTATAGGAAAGGGGTTTGTTGTAGAATGTAAAGGCCTGATGGGTGATAGCTTCCCATTGCGATGGAAGCTATTCAAATACTACTTGAAACAACACAGAAGTAAAATGAAGTGTTACCTTGTGAGAAATCATAAGCAAGTAGATGAAATGATTCAAGAACTTTTAAGTCAAAAGAATTATGGAAAAGAAAAACAATAAAGATAAGTTTATAAAGGTAGGTAATAGTATTTCATTTAAGTTTAATACTGATGGATTAGACTATGACTTACAGCCTGGATCAGTTTACACAGTAAGCTATGACAGGTATGAGGAAAAGCTTACTTTATCTGAAGCGCCAAGTCTGAAATTACCAGAAAAGGTGTATTCAAGTGAAAGTGATGATAAGTTTATGAAAAAGATTCTTAATCGCTTTCAGAAGTCTAAAGACGAAGTTACTGGTGTCATGCTATCTGGACTTAAGGGTTCTGGTAAGACAGTAATGTGTAAGAAAATCGCTTTGGATTCAAATCTCCCTATCATCTTGATAGATAAGTCACTTTACCCAAGTGTTTTATGTAAGTTATTTAATTTGCTTGAAGATGTAGATGTCTGTGCAATTATTGACGAGATAGACAAGCTTGGTGAAGACTATGACGATAGTTATCTTTTGAAGATTCTAGATGGCATTAACTCTTCTGGTAGAAAGTTGATGCTGTTCACATGTAACAATGACGATATGATTAGTGAGTTCCTTATAGATAGGTGTTCACGAATCCGTTATTGGAGAGAGTTTGACGAAATGAACAAAGAGTTGATTAAATCTATACTCGAAGATCGTCTTAACGACAAAGATGAGGTTAAGTCTGTACTTGATTTCATTGTTAGTCGTTTTGGTTGTGTTAGTTTTGATAATGTAAGTTCGTTTGCTCAAGAGATAAACGAAAATCCTAAGGATACATTTGAAGAACTATTTAACGATATGAACTTATCTGTAAAGTAATATGGAGATAACTGTACCTTACTACGAGGACATGACTCGTATAAGTAACTCTAACATAGGCTGGTTCTTGAAGAAAGGGCCAGCCTATTTACATTCTATGCTAACAGGTAAAGCTGAAGGCGAAACAGGTCGTCAGTTAGCTCGTGGAACTATGATTCACGAATATCTGTTACAGCCTGAAGAATTCCATAAAGACTATGTCGTATGGGATAAAAGTAGACCTTCTTCAGCACAACAGGAGAAGTTCTGTCAGGAGCTTGCACAGAGTGTTGAAATAGAGCCAAATAAAGCCGTTCTAAGCGCATATCGTGCGTCGTACAAGGGTTTACCCAAGTCAGACGATTTGGTGCTCCCTAAGGCTCTTAAAATGGCTGAGGAGTACTCTGATTATATAGAGTACCTTAAGATAAATGATAATCGAGAGATTATATCTCCATATGACGCTAAGATGTTAATGGAGGTGGCTGAGAATATTCAGAAACATAAACTTGCGTCTAAGTTACTTAAGAATGAGTATATTGGACAAGAGGATGAGCTTCACCATGAATTCCATATAAATTGGAGTATGTGTGGAGTTAAATGTAAATCGTTACTTGATAGTGTACATTTTGATTTTAAGAACAAAGTATGTACTTTGATGGACTTGAAGACAACTGTAAACATAGGTTGTTTTGAAGAGTCTATGAATCATTATGACTATTTAAGGCAATTGTGTTTTTATAAACACGCCTTAATGTGGTATATCGTAAACGTATTGAAAGAAGAACCAACTGCTGATTGGGAATTCAAGTTTTATATTATCGGTATAGATACAACTGGAAGTAATGAGATACGTGTTTTTGAATTTACTGAAACGCAGGTTAATAGTAGGCTAAGTACTATTATGAACGTGTTAGACCAAATACGCTGGCATCAGGCTAATAACAAGTGGGAACATACACTTGAGTATTACACTGGTGACGGCAGTGAAAAATTAGATTTATAATTTCTAACCTTAGAGTAAATAATTATGAATTATATTATAGAAGCTATAGACTCAGAAGTGTACAACGAAAACTTGAAGTCAAATTATAACGCTGCAAGCGTTGACATGAAGATTACAGAAGAAGAAAACTTAGCTAATATTGATGCAGCTTTAATTGAAGCCGAAATTATAGAAGAAGAGAATTTAGCTAATATTGACATGTCTAATGATTTTATACAAGAGTTCGTTGCCTAAAATAGACATAAAGCTTTTAACGTTACAATATATATTAGATTCTCCTGAGATAATAAACTCTGGCGATCTTGTGGATATTTGTGTAGAAATATACAAAGAAAAAGTAATTTACAAGCTTTTGTTTAACACACAAAACAAATTAGATGTATTCAAACTAAGAGAACTTGCAAGGAATGAAGATAACTTTATTAATTGTAAGATCGAAAATGGTTTATATGTTACATCTTTTCTTGTACCAAATAAATATACAGATAGATTAGCATATTTGAATACATCAAAGACATATTCTGTCTCTAAAAAAGAGATGGATACTTTTCAGATATTCATAACAAAAAACCCAGGCCGCTCGAGAGAGTAGTCTGGGTTTATTTTTTTTATTAATTTTCAGATTGTTCTTTTTCAATCTGCATTTTAAGATAGTTAAGTTTAGATTTAGAATCTTTAAATTGTTCTATTGGGCTATGTAAAGGTGTAAGTTTAATAGCATTTTTCTCAAACTTAGTAAACCCTTCATAAGACCTTGACCTTTTACCTAAAGGTTCTGTAAAGAAATCTCCTACACTATCGTCTTCAAGCATATTCTAAAGTGACGGATTCGATAGTATCGACTATCGAGGGAATATTCTGTTAGCAATTCCAGTTGCAGTACCTTGCATAAAGTTTTCAAGACCATCGGATAGTGATGTAGCAGCAGAAACTGTTTTAATATTATTTGCAATATCATCTATTCGGTATGGATTAAATGATTCCCATTTGAACGCCTCCATCCAATATGCAAGCATATACTTCCACCATTCATCATCTTTATCAGATTCTTTAGCCATTCCGTACATGAAAGCAGAAATCTAATTTACAACAGCATAAAGAGCAATTTCACTCATAGTCTATTTTAGTTGATATTTGTTTGATAAAGAGTTTACGTACGCCTTGTCAGAAGATTTATCATTAAAATATTTTTTAACCTATTTAATAACTCCTTCTGGTTTGATCCCGTTTTTCTTATTATTGCGACGAATTCTTAAATAATTACCAACACCAATAGCAGCTCCTATAACAGAGCCCATAGCTGGATTGAAGAACAATGTTCCAAGACTACTCCAAGCTAATGTGCTTAATAATAAGTTATTTCCAGTAGTCTTCGATATTAAATTAAACATATTTCTATGTAAACCATTCTTATATTCCTACATATCATAATCATACACACGATTTCCAAAATACTTATCGAGCATCAATGGAAAATACTATCTATGTATCATAAGTAGTATACCAGCCCAGCTTTTAACAAGTAAAGTTCTTTGTAATTTAGTAGCCATACCATCGGCTTCTTCAGAATATTTTACACATCTATTTTTTACCTTGAACTTACTCTTTTCCCAAGCTGCTTTATACTTATCGTCTTTCATTTTTATAGAACCTGTTGACGTATCTATAACATCCCATAAAGAAACTCCTTTCTTGTATTGCTTCATGGCGTCATTATACCAATCTTCGCCATTCTTAAATCTATTTATTTGTATATCATATTTAGTTAAGAATTCTCCATTTACAAAATGATGAGCTCTTAATGCTGACTAAGCGATATGTTGTTTTGACATAACATCACAAGCAGACATTAAACCATATATAGACTATTTATAAGTAGCTTGAATAGCTCTAATTCTATTAGTATGCTATGTAGTGTTTTCCCATTGGTTAGCTAATCCAAAATCCTTCATGACAACAAGCATCTTGTCTTTAGTGTATGGATTTGCTATAGTTCTTGCTCCAAATAAATGTTTGAATACAAATCTCGAAGCAACATCTAACATTGTCTACATACACTCTTTAGCACTATACCTTTGACCAGTTAAAGAGAATACTAAATGATTATACATTGTTGTTAAGAAACCAACAACAGCAACTTTAGGATTAAGACCCAAGTTTAATGCAGTTACATAACGTCTTGATAATGATAAAGTTTTATCATAATTAAAACTTCCAATGTTAAGTCTAATTCTTGCTTTATCATACATATTCATTTCAACAAAGCTATTTAGATATTTAAATAACCTTGTGTCTGTTCCATCTTTAGCAACTTTACTATTACTAAACTATACCAAATCTCCTCTACCAAATCTTTGTTTACCAACAGCATCTATTAAACTTTCAACATCGTCACGTATTTTAGATTTGTTTTTATACAAAGCAGACATGTTATAGTATTGTGTTATCATTCCAACTAAATCAGATGACAATTGTGACGGATCCTATAGTTTGCGAGTATAATACTATGGTAGGATATTAAATCTACGACCATCTGGGTATTTTCCTACTGTTGAAATATCAGATTGTCTATTACCATATTCTTGATCATTGTAATCAGATGTAGTACCTTCTCCGTATTGAACACTATCGTCAACACTATCAGATATACCTATCTATTCTTTAAGCCAATTTATAAATGTAGACCATTTATGTTTATTTCTTTTTAATCTCTTCCAAAAAGAACCTTGTATTTGTGGAAGAAGATAATCATCTGTAAACATCCTATTAGTCTACATCGCATTAGACTCTTTCATATATTGCAATGTTAAGTCGTATAGTTTAGATAAAGTTTCAGAATTCTTTATTTTATTAAATGCTTTAGAGTTGTCGTAGAGAGATCGCTTTGGTATGAATGAATTATTATTACCTTCTTTTTTACTTTCTTCAACATATTCTTTGTTTATAAAAGCAGAGTCATCTTCTTTAACAATCCAACCATTTCCTGGAGTAAACTCCATATATTTTGATTTGTCTTTAGCTACACTCTTAGTCCACCATTCGTCGAAGTTTACATCAAAACCGTCTTCAGTATCTCCGTAATCTAAAAGTAACGCAGTTAACATACCTTCATAATCTCCATCTTCTGGATTTAGAGATGCCTCTATTTCACTTATAGCATCATTAAGATATTCAGTATTAACTCTATCAAAATACTTATCCATCAACTAAGAATGTTTTTGATATAGCTGTGACAATTGCTTATTGTTACTTAATACCTTTTCACGTATAGATCTACGCTTTTGGTTTATCTCAAAAATTATATTACGAACTGACTCAGTTAAATATTCTCCGTCAACTTCGCCATATTGATCTCTAAGAGGATTTAATAGGCTTTTCTTCATTTCTGTTAGCTTATCATATTCTTCTCCGAATGACAAATCAATACCACGCATAGCATTCTTTATCTCATTGAATATAATAGCATCGCCATTTTCGTCTTTTTTATAAGTCAACTTAGCATTACGTCTAGCCCATTTAATAAACTTCTTGTCATCAAATTTATGTTTAGGATTTCCAGCAAACCAATCATTATAAGCCTACTTACCACCACATTCTTCTATGACCTAATTAAACTATTTAGTCCAGTTTTTTATATCGTATGTAGGATCAAACTTCTTGCCAGTCTTCTTTTCTCTATAGTCGCTTAGATCTTTTCTAAACTTCTATAGCGCACGAGCTATTTTAAGCTCTTCTCCAGTCTTTTTAGTACCAAAGATAGTATAATCCTCATATAGCATCTTTTTGTCTCTTATAGCTGATTTTAGGCGCTTCCAATCTTCATCTGATAGCTTCTCGTAGTGATATATGCCATTTTCATCTGTAACGCCAGGCTAAGCAAGTATAGCTTTTATTTGAGAGTCATATTGATCAAGAGCTTTTCTTGCAGAATAAGGAACTTGTGATTGTATTCTATAATAGTCTGCAGTATATTTTCTATTTGCATTTTTCTCAAGCCACTAATTTCTTAGCTCATTCCACATAAGTCTAGCTTCTTCATGATCATTTGGTGGTAATCTATTAGCATCAGAAAGAACTAATCCGTCTTTCTTAAACTTTTCAGATACCTATCTATTTATATCTTTTATAGCATTATCGTAATCTTTCCAAAACTTACCATAATTAAGATCTCTTACAAGATAACCAGTTGTTTGACCGTTTTCATCTAACTCATATAATGACAACTAAGACTCTCCAAGCTTTAAATTCTTAACAGCATTAAGCATATTTAACGCTACTGGTATTGTCTCATCATCAGACTGTTCTATAGCTTTATTAATTATATGAGATACAGCTCTAACAACTTCATTATTAATTGAGTCTGACGCTCCCATATATAATAATCTTGTACCAATATCATCATTTATAACTTGATTCGTTAAGAATGTATCAGCATATTCAACACCTTCTCTAGAACCTACAGATTTAGCTATTTCTGTAAGTTTGTCATGACTAATCTTATCAAGCATATGACTAAGAATAGCAATAGATGCAGTTGTTATTGATGATACGTTATCTATATCTTGTTTTATTTGAAGAACATCGCTTACTGATATTTTATCTTTATCGAGTTTGCCTTTATTATATTCTCTAACAATCTAAGGAACTTCATTTTCATCTGATAACATAGACTATAACTATTGTATAATAGAATTATACATCTTAATATTACTATGCATCTAAAACATGTAGTCTTTAGATGTAAAAGGTTTATGATTATAATAAATATCCTTTATGTCTTTCATATCTTGTATAAGTTGCGGTACAACCTATCTTAAGAAAGATGTTATAGAGTCGTATTTAGAAAGCTCTTGAGTTGTAAACAAGTCTATCTAAGACTATGTAGAGTTAGTTAGATTAGCCTTCTTAGACGGATCTAAATCTGCTGTACGAATAGCATTTAATCTAATCTTTAAAGCATTACTTATGTTTTGATAATAACCTTGATCTGTATTAGCTAATTTCTACTATTCTCCTAAAGACTATTCAGCTCTATCTATATAATCAACATTCTCTTGTGTTCTATCATTAACCTACGTATTGTTATCTATATTCTAATAATAACGCTTAGCAGACTATATGCTTGTAGGATTATTTACATCAATAGTATTATTACCGCTCAGATACGCATTTAATTGCGTTCTAAGGCGCTCAAATTCAGCTTGGCTACCAACTATACTCCTGTTTAAAATAACGCCTGAGATAGCATTTATTACATTATTAAACATTCTTACAAGAATATTCTTATTACCATCAATCTACTTAGCTAATTTATACATATAGCTTCTTGTATATTGATCTGTAGCAAGCTATGCAATAAACTCATATTTGTCAGTTAAAGCATACAAGCCTTCATCTATAGAAGCGTACATTGAAGAATTCTTATCAACAAAAGACTTTAATTTCTAAAATAACTTTTCTGTATTATTCTTTAACTTTATATCACTTGATGTTTTTGGGTTTGATAAAGCCTACTCTGTAAGATGATGTACTATTTCATGTAATATAATATCAGCTACTTTAGAGTTCGATAGATTTCTAACAGTACTTAAGTTTAGTGATATATAAGACCAACTTCTACTCATAACAGCTGCTGCACAAGCCTATAAAGAATTATCAATTTTGATAGGTAAGCTATATTTAGCAGCAACCTAAGCTAATGGTAGGTTTGATTTACTTACAAGATTGTTTGATATAAAATGATCAATAAGTTCATTAGATGATATCTATTGTCCAGAAAATAACTTTTTTAGAACATCTTTAGATTGTATATCTGCATCAAAACTACTAAACTAATTAATATAATTTGAGGATGAAAATTTATGAGCATCCATTACAGGTTCTCCATTTATATCTACATTCTTAGATTTACCGCTAATCCAATCACCATGTTTAGATATAAAAGATCTAGAATAATAAGAAGACTTTTCTTTTATAGCACCAAGAAGATTACCACCCCTTTTGTTTAATATGTCATAAAACAACTTAGATTTTATACCTTCTGGATTTTCTTCTGAATTACTATTAGGTACTTTGTCTAAGAACAAACCACCATTCATATCGTACAACCTATATGCGGCTTCCATAGAAACGAGATCAATGCCAGCCCTCTAATTTCTTAGATCGGCTGACTTGAACTCATCTTCTGTCATAGGTTGTCCACCAAATGCTCTAACTAAGTTATTAAACTCGTCGAACACGGATTTATTTTTATAAAATGGACAAAACATAATTAACAATTAACATTTATTACTATTTAAATCATCTGGGTTTTCTTCAATATCATCTTGAACATCTCCTAGGAAATCATCTTCTGATTCACTATTTACAATACCACCTAATAATGGGTTACCCAAACTTGATATATTATTTTTTACAGATTCTATCTATTTGTTATCTGTATCAATCATTTGTTCAGCTATATAATCAAGCTACTGATCATTTACAGCTTGCTCCTAACGCTCTATATATGTTTTATAATCTTCTATTTCGTAGCTAAGCTCTTTAATATAATTCTTAAAAGACTTCTTGTCACTTGATAGATTTTTATGAACATATATTTGATTCTTATTAGAGAATAAGTTGCTTCTTAAATTAGATACTGTAGAAACAGCTTTAGATAAAGCAAATCTTCTTGAACCATTATACTTAGTAGATGATGTTGATATATAATCAATGTTAACTTCATTAGCAGATAACTAATCTAATAATTTGTTTACAAATTCATACATCTTTCTCTACATAAGAACTCTCTTAGCTTTATATTGCTCTAATTGTTCTCTGTTCTACTGTATTAATAATTCTTTTTCTTTAAGATCGTATTTATCATAAGTCTGATTAAGTCTTTCTAACTCTTCTTCTATATACTTATCAATATCCTCTTTGCTTATAGAGTTTTCAAACAAATAATCAAAAGATGATGTTGTAAAATGAATCACAGCTCTATCTTTATTAATAAGTTTTAGAATATCGCTAATATATTTAGAAGTATCTTCATTTATACCTATAGATATAGTCTTAGCTCTATTATTTTCACCAAATACAGTCTTTAAATCATCATCTGACTTTTCTTCTGTAGGAGTTAAGTTTATAACAACATCAGCTTTACCTATACCAAATGAATCTGGCTTAGATTTACCAGCATTTAACTTAACGGAACCAACATCAACTGTCTTCTACTCAGATGTAATAGGAGTTGGCTTTATATAATTATCATAGTTGCTGCTAGAAGATTCCTAAATTGGTTTATCATACCAAGCTAATTCAAAACTATAATCTTGGTTAGCCTTATTACTTTCATCAACCATCTTTTGGACATCTTCAATAACTTTATCTTGAGCAAATTCAGCTTCAAGTTTATTCTACTCAAATATAGAACTACTTCCGAAAGAATCATACATCTCAAGTATATTAACACCAGTGTTCCTATAACCAGCTTTATTTACAGCGACATATACATATACATCACCTATATGCTTATTGCCATCTTCTTCTTGTTTAGACTTAATAATAGTACCAATACATTTATACAACATATATTCCCTACCACTCTTTATTTTTATATAAGAGTTATCAGTATTACTTGTTGTAATAAAACTAGGGAACGCCTTATTACCATTGTAAGTTGATATTACTGGAAGGCCAAGAACATCTTTACCATATGGATCTAATAAAACTGAGTCTGACTCATTTATATAATAAGTCTTAACTATATTATCATTATACCAGTAGTTTCTTGATATAATATCTATAATATTGCTTGCTCTATCAGTCTCATCATCACTTCTCTACAATAGATACAACTTTGTTAAAGCATCCTGCATTTCAGAATTATCTTTATTCATTAAATATATAGAATGGCTTAAAGCTTTATCGTACTGAGCTCTATATTCAGAAGGTACTAAATCAAAGAATGAGTTAATACCATTCTAATCGTATGAAGAATAATAAGCGTAGAATACCAAATCTTGAGCTAACTTCTAAACTTCTTCGTTTGGATACGTAAGTAACTGTGCAAAAGCGCTAGATAATATCTACTTCTTATTCTAACCAACAGTCATTTGATTCTATGATAAAGAGAATCTTCCAACTAGTGAATTAGAATTTGCTGTTATAGGATTTAAATATAACAACAACTCATTCTGTATAGCAAGAGATTCAGAATCAACAATACCTGGATAGTTTTCTGAATTACTAACTATATCATTTATTAAAGATCTAAATCTAAAGAATATATCCTTTTGGTTTTCATTTCCAAACAATATATCTTTTATCTTGTTCTTAAGAGCATTAACATCTCCACCAAAAGTAAAGTCTATAGCATCTGGATATTTCTACCTAAATTTAGGATCTCCGTAAAGTTTACTTCCAATACCGAAGAAAGATAAGAATCTTATAGCATTATCAACAGACTCAGCTATATCAGTAATCTTTTTCTCGTCTGATATCTTCTTATAATTAACAACGCCTTTATTATCTCGAACATCAACGAAACCATTAACCTATCCAGCAATATTTCTAAACATGTTATCAAATAGTCTAGTGGCTGTAAATGTTTGAGAACTAAGTATGTATCTTGTTAAGTTAATAGCATTATAAAATTTACTACCTAAGAATGTATCTCTATAATACATATCTATAGCTAATCTAGATTCAGCCTATTGTTTAGTCATTTCTATACCACGAGACTTAAGATCATCCATATACTATTCTACCTTTTCGTCAAAACCAGGCTTGTTTATATAGAATCCAATTGTATTCTTAAATACATCAATAGTATTACTAAAGTTTATTTGCTTAGCTACAGAATTACCAAACTTCTTAGTATCAATCTAAGACGCTTTAACAAGATCTGATAACTTATCTGCATATTTATATATCTCTAAGAACGATTCTAAAGCACAAGCCTAATAAGCTAATGATACTGCTTTTTCAAAACCATAATCAGCTTTAGAAGATTTAAGAGACTAAATACCCATTTCTGTGTCAAACATAGATTTCTTGTCAAATGGTCTAAATATTTTTTCGTCAGAAGATTCTTTTTTACCGTTTATCTATTTACTAACATACTTAATAAACTTCTATACAGTTTCAATCTACTCTTCGTCCTAAATGTTATTTAAACACAACTTTAACTCTTTAAGCAAACTACCATATATCTATTTAGCTACCTTTGATTTCTAAGCTCCAGAGAATTCTCCTTCAACTCTTTCTCCAGATAAGTTAAATCCATAAACATTGCCAGCATTATTCATAATGTTAGCAAATTGTTTTATAGATGGCTATGTTAAGAATGTAAATGTAGCAAGACCCTTACCTGCTCTAATTAAGAAATTAGTATGCTTATAAGTAGTTTGATTTACATTAAGTGCGAATACATATGGGTCTTTAGCAACGTCCACATTAGCATTAACCATAGCTGACAACCAGTCTGCTATTCTTCTGTCATCTTCTCCATATATAGCATCCAAACTACCAAATCCATAAACATTGTCTTTATCATAACGTAATGTTAGACCTGTTTGCTGTGTTAATGATAAGTTTGTTACATTAAGAGCAAATGGACCAATACCAGTTTTACCAACACTAAACTCAAGTTTTCTTAAAGTCTAGAATGATGGCAATAGCTGATAACCTCCTTCTGCATAACCACTTGAACTATCTTTTAGATATGGTTTTATAAGCTATTCTTGTAATAACTCTGTAATAACATCAATAGATCCTCTTGCTAATGCATAGTTCTTCTTGTCTATCAATATCTAAATATAGTTATCTATAAGGTGATTTTTAACAGCCTCTTCAACATCATACTAAGCGTATACGTCTTCTAAGAATTCACGGTCAGAATCATCTAAAGTCTCTAAATATTTATCGTATTCATCTAAACTCATATTTAAATCTTTAGCAACATAAGACCTCACTACATCATCTTTACTAATGCTACCACTAAGAAGATCAGCTACTTGTTGTTCACTTATTTCAAAAGGCTTACCTTTAGAGTCAAACTTCTTAAGAGCTAAGAACAATTTATCAACGTCAAAGTCAGAACCAGTTTGACCAGTAAACTCTCTTGGAACAATAATCAAATCACCGTTCTATTTAGGAAGAATATCAGCAACTTGAGCTGCAAACATAGACGACTAACCCTGCGTTGGAATACGATAACCAACACCAAACGGCTTAGCATTATCTCCAATAATGTTATTATCTAATAACCATTGTCTTGTAGCTTCAAAGTTACCTTTATACTTAGCAGGAACAACATCTCTAAAGAAGTTTTCGCTTAATAAAACCTAAGTAGAATTATCTTCTTTGTTCCATTTAAGCTCTTTACCATCATTAAATTCTATAAATCCTTTATTAGCAGCCTCTTCTTGAGTAAGAATATTTTTCTTTCTGTTAAAAGCAACAAAACCTAATACAGATTGCTGAATAGCAGTACCTCCCTTAGTATTGATATTAACTACAAGTCTATTTACAAACTAAGAAACACTATTCTCAAATACACTTCTTGATGGTAAACTTGCAATTACACCTCCGTTATGAATTATCTATTTAGCAGATATTCCAAGACCGTTACTTTCACAAATATCTTCAACGAATTTGCGAACTTCTAATCCGTTAAGTCTACCGCTACTTGTAAAGAATCTATCTTTTACAGACTCTACACCAAACTAAGTTAACAACTTAATAGAATTAGTAATATCTCTACGTATAACTCTTCCAAGCCTTCTATTAGAACCAGATCCATATTTCTCATCATCAACTATATTTGAAGATGCAAGTTTAAACATCTGAGTACCAATAGATCTGGAGTCAACTTCATGAGCATGTGTATTCAACTATAATCTAAGATTATTTAAGTCTTGAACCTTAACGGCTAATGAGTTATCACTTTCTTTGTTAACAACTTCTCCAGTACTATAATCAAGATGAGTGTCACTATCATTAGAGAATTCGTCAGATATATTAGAAACGCTAGTCTAAACAGTCTTATCTTTTGATATTATCTACAATCCTTTCTAAACAGCACCAACTTTAGCAGCTGATTTAAATACGATCATATCAAGTTCATTTCCAGACTTATTCATTCTATCATATATCTATGATCCAGAATCTGTAGACTTATTGAACTTAAATACTGGGAATATAGCCATCTTATTAAGTAACGCTCTATTTCTTGAATTAAGGCCTTCATTAATTGATTCGTTCTCAAAATAAGACATCTTTAATGGGAATAGCTATAGCTTGCTAACCTTTAAAGCTAATTGAGTGTCTTTCATCCACTCACTAGGTTCTATATCAACTCTCTGTCCATCTTCATTTATATAATATCCATTTTCTATTATATCATACGCCTATTGGTCTGAATATCCAGTTTCGTCTGGTTCAAAAGACCATTCTCCAAGACCTACTCTAATACGTCTATATAAATCTGGGCGAATCATAACCTATGCGTCACATACATTTATACTCTTGTATGGATTCATCTATAAATCAAGATCGCTTTCTATACTTTCCTTAAGATCTTTTGGAAGCATATTATAGAACCTATTAAAATAATCAGCGTCAGAATATAATAAATCTATAATATTATTAACACTTAGTCTCTTGTATTTAACAGAATCACCTTTCTTTGTCTTAGCCTAATCATAAAGCTCGTTAGATAATTGGTCTGTAAACTTGTTAAGATATTCATCAATTCTACCATTTCTTATCTTATCTACAACTAACTATACTTTGAAGTTCTGTTTAGTCTATTCGTAGAATAATGATGGAGCTTTTACATCTTCAATCTCAAGAACAGTATACTTTGTATGATTTGGTATATTTAACTAAGAAATCTCATAATTATTATATTGATTTCTAATCTCCTATCCAGGAGAGAGCATACTACCTAAACGTTTAATCTTATCTGAATGTAAATCATTTAGATTCTAAACACTATCTTCTATTTCGTAAACATTGCCATTTATATTAGCAGATATTTTTGACTTAGATTCTTTTCCACTCTTCCATTTATACTAAGCTGGATCACCAGCGAATATCTTTTCAATTTCTATTGTAGATATTTGACTATTTACAACATAATTACCAATTAAAGAGAATAACGCGCTAGCCTAAACAGCTTTATTATTATAAATTTCAGCAGTTCCGAATAATTTACTATCACTAAGCTATCTTCTATAAACTTCAAGGAATTGAGCTGGTATATACTTTGGAAGATACTATCCGTTTTTATTCTCAACGAGCTAAAGTGGACCTGGTTGTGATATAACCTAAAGTTCCTATAATGTTTTATTTACAAGATATTCGTTTATTCTATCAGTAAACTATTGTCTAGGGTAAGTTAAACCAAGATTATCTTTAAATAAAGACTTTTTAAGATTATCTAAATAATCTCGTATTAATTCAAATCCATCTAATTCTTCACTTTCGCCAGCAATACTTCTTATATCAGACAACTTTGCTTTTGTTGTAAGCTAAGCAGGATTTGATGAGTTAACATCAACTTCAGAATTCTCTATTTTTTTCTATAAATTAAATAGTAATTCCAAAGCCTAATTAATATTTGTACCATGCTAAAATCCGTATCTACTAATATTTACAGTTGGAACATCATAGAAATATCTCATCTTTCCACCATTACCAGAGAAATCCATTCTTCCATCTTTTACTTTTCCATGGAAGTTTTCCTATAATTTATTAGGATTGTTTATAAGATACTTTATATTATCTTTAGAATAATACTGGATGAGTGAATTTATTTCGCTAAGAATATAGTTACTAAATATCTATATAGTATCATTAGAGAATCTTGGAGTAGCAGACATTCCTATATCATTAATATCGAAGCCAGTTTGCTGTGATTCTAATAAATAAGAATTAGCCTATTCGTATATATGTCGCTTTATAGGATCATTATCATCCATCTATTCAAACCAATTATACGCCATTCTTCCAAGTTCAAAATCATCTAACTGATCAACTGGAGTTTCTACAGCTTCGTCTTTACTATTGTAAGTTGTAACGCTATGATTGTTGTTTAAAAATTCCTGTTTAGCGATATTCATCAACAACTTTTTAGGTGTCCCAACAATAAGAACATCATGTTGTAATTTTAGGTTCTTAGACGTAAGAGAATTCCAAGTCTTCTTATCAGCCATAGTTGGGAATATAAGCTAATCAGATTCTGTCATAAATAATTTAGACAGATAATCCTCCATTGCAGTAATACCAAAATAATCACCACCATTCTATCTATTACCATCCTTCAAGCCAACAAAGGTATTAATTCTAATCTAAGTACTTGGATCTAATCTATCAACACTATCTGAAACGTCTAAAAGTATAGAATGTTCAGAATATGGATCTTTTCTTAACTTTTTAGCTTCATCAGATTCTTTGTCATTTAGATTTCTAATCTTATCAGAAATATAGTTATTTTGACTAATTGGATAATACATTTCGCCATTTGGACCTTTTGCAGAGAATTCTGATGGACTTGGATGAGCTGCATTCCAAGCGGAAGCAAGCCTTGCTATTATAGACTGTGAATTATAGTTGTTAAATACCTAATCAAGATCTTTATCAAATTCACTACCAAACTCAGAACGTATAACACTTTCTCCTATAGCATTTGTAAGCTATTGTCCAATTATAAAACCAAATCCACCTTTTGATTTGTCTGTACTATTAAAAGCTTGTAACAGTATTTCTGCGTACTAATAGTCATCAACTATCTTCTTATTTGTACCTAAGGCTACAAATATATCCAAAGATTGTTTATCTTGATCTATACCTAATTTATTTAAGAATTTAATAGTTTGTTCTTTTATAGAAGGTTTACCATCAACGCCAACAGTAAGTGCTTTTCTAACATAATCTTGCTTATTAACATATTTACCGTTTTTCTTTAATGTTAATTTTATTAAAGATGATGTTAAATCTTTCAGTTCTTTATTTCTATTGTTAACAAAAGCAGAGCTAACTACAGAACCACTTGATTCGTCAAATTTAATAAGACCATTTGAAGCTAAGTTTTTAGACCAATTACGAGCTATGTTACGCTGTGCTGATATAAGTGAATCATCATTAAATCTCCACTGTCTCATTACGTCAGCAACTAACTAAAATTGATACAAACTACTATCAATATCAGCGCTATCAATTATATCTTCAAATTCATCATCCTGTCTTTCGATAGGATCAGAAATCTTAAGATACATAACAGTTGGTTTACTTGAATTTATAGTAGCATACAGCTAACTTCTTAACTCAGCATCAGTACTATTCTCTGTAGATAAAGAATCTAATTTATCTTTTAACGCCTTATAGAATACATCTGACTCAGCTCTCTTCTAAACCATTCCATATATAGAATTGTATTTATAATCTCCAGCTCTATATAATATAGTTCCATCAGCATCTTTAAGATCTTCTTCATATTTATCATCAAGAGATGATGCTTGCCATAAATCTCCAAGTATTTTAGTCCAAGCTTCATTAAAATCCCAGAATAAATTTGAACCAAATCCATCCGTTTCTTTAATTACGGTCTGAGAGCCATCTTCGTTTTCTATAACTTTATATTTTGGTATAGAATACATAAACATTTTAACTCTCATTGCCGCATTATCTTTTTTACTTATAGATAAATCAAACTTATCAAACTCAAAGTCTTTAGCATCTTCGCGTTTTTCAGATTCATCCTATTCTTCGTCGTGTTTTATTTTAACATTAATACCGAAGTCTGAGAATGTCTCAACAAGTTTTCTACGTAAAAATTCTGGATTATCTCTTATATCTGACAACATATCTGCATATTGATCTGACTCTGTTTCGTCAATCATATCGTCTATCTTTTCAAGTATAGCTTTAAATGTCATTTGACTTCCGTCGTCATATGCTCCAGATAGCCTCTTAACTTTATCAATAGAGTCTATATTAAAATCAGATATAATCTTTCTAATAACAGATTGTAATGTATTAAACAGATCTGTATGGTTGTCTATGTAATTAAGTTTATCCAATTCTTCTTTTGTATAGCCAGATACAGAATAGTCTATAGACTTAACGCCATTCTTATATCTATTGGCAAATTCTTTAGCAGATTCAGAATCAAGATGTTCAGAATTCTTAAAATCACCATTCTTTATAGACTTAAACAAACTTCTATAGGCAGATTTTCTTCTTGATGCTACTACAAAATCAAGTACATTATTAAATAACCTCTTAACTATACCAGACAAAGATTTGTCCTGTTGATCTGTTATATATTTAACAAACTCATCTGCAAGAGCTTCTTCTATCTAAAGATTAGTAGTGCCCTTCTTTTGGAATTCTTTATGTTCTTTAGCATAAGAATCCCATATTTTCTATCTTGTATGTTTGTCATTTAATAACAAGTTAACATAGTGCCAAGCCTCATGATATGTAACACCTTCGCCTCCATTATTAGACAACATAATCATACCAGTTAATTCACCAGCAATCTTATCAAGAGAAACCTGCGTAACACCAAATATCTATTCATTATCTGTACTACGCATAACTCCATTACGAACGATTATGTTGTATCTATTGATTCCAAGATGATCCTAAAGCCATGTTACAGCTTTATCCTTATCAAATTTACCTTTAGACTTATTCTTAGAATAAACGCCAGTTACAGGAGTAGACCAAGTCTTATTAACACCACCAGTAGTAAACATTAATTTACCATTGCCGTTCTTGTATAGATCTAAATGAAGATAACCATTACCAATTCTTGCCTAATTTATTAATGTTAAAGCAGTGTTTGCAGTTATACCTTCTATATTATCTATCTTATAATCAGTGCCATATTGCTTATTATATTTATCTAAGAACTCCTAAACGGTATCTTTCATTTTACCAATAAGAGCATTTATTTGACTCTGATTAAACTTACTGAAGTTTTTATTTACATAAGCATCTGTAATATATATACGATCTTGTAATCCCCCATTAGCAGCAGCTCTTCTGTAACCCTACTCTATCTTTTGTCTATATTGTTCACGCTCCTCTTCATTTTCTGGAGACTTGAATCCCATATTTCTACGTAAAGCAATTTGCTTTTCATTAGACGTAGGTTGTGAGTTATTAAATAAATCTGGATTTATTATACTAAATCCAGTATCTATCTACTATGTCGATGTAATAGTCTTACTATCTTCTTGCTTAGAAGGTTTTACTTCTTTAGTTTTTACTTCCTAAGCTGGTTGTTTATTACTTGTATTATCAATTTTCTGATTAGTAGAACCATCTGGAGTTGGAGCTGTTTGATTACCTCCTTGCGCACCAAATCCAAATACAAATGGATCTTTAAATGTATTCTATCCAACATCTGTACTAATCTTCTTATTTTTAATCATCCAAGCTAATATACTAACATTCTTTTTAGGTTCGATCTTTTTACCATTATTAGATAGCTTAAAGAAATCTCCAACTTTAAATGATAGTTGCTTATTGCCAAGTATAGATATAGATTGATCTAACTATTCTTCTAATGATAATCCAGACCCATTATAATACTTACCAATAAGATGTTGTATGAAGCCGTTTATAACAGATGTATTATTTCCAACTTCAATAGCTTTATTCATAAATGATCTATCTGTATTCCAGTGCATCTATGTAGCTATTGCATGAACAAGAGTTTTTCTTAAGTTAATACCGTCTTCAGTATCTGCAAATATTTCTTCTGGTGTAAATGATTGTAATTGGTATCCATTAAGCATAGATCCTAATCCTATATATAGTTTTACAGGTTCATCTTTACTTAATTTACCAAAGAATAACTATTTGCTTGCTAAGAAGTTCATTGGGTCTTCACCAACTTTGGGTTGATTTCTAAGAAGAGTTTTATCTCCACTGTGAATGAAGAACTCTATTATTTCTGCAATCTTATTCTAATCTGTAGTTCCAAAATCAAATCTTCTACATAACATGTAAAGTAAGATTTCTGCAGCTGACGGTATAGTTCCATCATTCTTAGAGTTTACAATTTCGCCAGTCTACGGATCAAATGCTAGAGCTAATTCAACATCTTCTGGAGAACCTATATACTTAGTCTTTGTTTTACCATTTTTAGTAGCAACTTCCTACGTATCAAACTTCTCCTCATGTAGCATTATAGGAACTCTTGTATCACTATTTGATAAACCTTTTACAAGCCAATATATCTTACCAGACAAACCTTTTCCATGATAAACAACGTCTTCATCTTTTTTAAGTAATCCCTATATTAAATATTGTTCTGAAGACCCAGCAAATATACCCTTACCATATCCTAATAATATATTTCCGTTATTTAAATCTCTCTGTATATCATCTATAGAAGGATCTTGAATATCTCCAATTACTCTAAATTCATCAGTATTATTAATAACGCCATTGCTCTGCTAAACTTGCATAGGAGTTACATCAGTTCTCACTTCTGAAGGGAATTTATAAACAAGCCGTTTAACCTACTTTCCATCCTCTGTGACGGTCTAATATTCCTTGTCAAGATATCTGTTAATAATATCATTTCTAAGGCTTTCTAGGGCCTGTATTTGATCTTTAATAGCATCTTCTGTAAGCATCTTCTTACCAGGCATCTGATAATACTTTCTTGCAAGAATCTTAAACTGTGTATGGACATTTCTCCATGTAGATAAATCTTGCTTGTAAACTGTATTATGCTCAGACTTGTGATAATTCTTCTTTAATGGCTTATTCTTCCACCAGTTTTCAAACAATTCTTCTGGTCTACCTTGGCTTATCCACCAAGATTTAGCGAGCTCCATCTCTTTCTTATTGATGGCATTTCTTGCAAGTTTTGCTCTATCACTAAATTTCTTAGGTAATAATTGTCCAGGTTCTAATACTTTGTTAAAATCAACACCTTGAGCTACAAGCCTATCTATAATATTCTTTTTCTGCGATACTCTATATTTTGAACCTGGGTCACCATTTACATCACTGACCATTTCTCCAAGAGATCTTAATGACATAGCATACGTATGCTCATCATCTTCAAGTATAAGACTCACTGTCATAGAGTCTACATCATCGAACAATGTATTATCTCTAGCCTACAAAGACTAAGTAACAATATAATATTTCTTAGCAGATTGTAACCATCCTGGAGTTGAGAGCTTCTATGATAAAATTCTACCAGATGCTAATGGCTTATTAAGTTTTACCTATTCGCCATTTATAGTAAGCTTCATAAGTTGATCTTCTCCAGTCTCTTGATCTATATCTGGATTTGGCTGATAGAAGAATGTATTGCTAACAAAACTACCTATATTAGAATTTGTTGCGTTTAGTCTATACTATGGAGTTTCTGAAACAGAACCATCTGGCAGATCTTCTTGATCAAAACCATCTACTTCAGCTCTACCAAGTATTATCAATTCATCCATTAGCTGTTTTGATTGCTTCTCAGATAAAACCTCACCTTTGTATTTAACGCGTCCAGTTTTACCATAGTCTTCAACATCAAGCATACTTGGATCTTCTATTTCTTGGAACTAATCTTGTTCTATTACCGAAGCCTCTTCATTAGCTTTCCTTTCTTCTATTGCTAACTATGCTTCTATAGCAGCTGCGTCTTGCTATTCAAGTTGATCATCATAGTATTCATCCTAATCATCATCAAGATTTTCCTATATATCAAGATCACTCTAATCGTCTTTATCATCAATAGTTTCTTCTAATTCATCTAACTATTGATCTGTCATATCGCCATCATCAATATTATCCTCTTCTGCATCTTCTTGAGATTTAGATTCATTAGAATTATCACGTTCGTTTTTAGGCTGATTTAAAGAAGCTTGGTTTATATTTGGTGTATTTTCCTATTCGTTATTTTTTTTATTGTCATTATGTAATGAATCTTCGTTATTCTATTCTTCGCCTTCTTCGCCATCATATTCCTAATCACCAAGAGAATCTTCTTCATCTTCAACGATACCATTAGATAAAGAATTTAAAATATCTTTCTTTTTCTTCTTTTTTCTATCTTCTTTTTTCTTGTCTCTATGAAGATATGTTCCAGCTAATTCCTCTTCTGCAGATGAAGCCTATTGCATTGATTCTTTAAGACTATCTTCTTCTTTTTCAGAATCCTACTATTGACTTTCTTGAAGCTGTTTTTCAATCTCTTCCTCAACCTATTTCTAATGATTATCAATCTTATCATTAGCTTCGGTATCACCATCAGCGGCGTCATTCATATCCTCTTGAGATATTGGAGCATCTTGCCACATTCTATTAGCAATTCTATATCTATGTTCAGAATCTTCTAATTCTTTTAACACAAACTTCATAGCAGCTTCTTTAGACATTTTAAACATCTGTCTACGAGCGTCTTTTTTATCTACATGCTCGTCGTCTACGCCAGTCTGACCATTAACAACTTGCTGCAACTGTTTATAACCTTTAACATCGTCGGATAAGAAATCTTCAGAAGAGTTTTTACCATTAATTGCATTATTTAAAGATATTAACTCTGGAGATAAATTCTTATTACCAATAGTAGTATAAGCCTACATCACGGCTCTCTAAGGATTTAATGCAGCTCTATTTACAAAATATCTATTTATAGCCTATTGAAAATCATCATCATTGTCTAATTCGTATGATTCAATATCATCTTCAAATAAGTCGTCATAAGAATGTTTCGTTTTACTATCTTTCTTATTACCAAGATAATCATTCTCTCTATCTACGTGTTCCTTTTCTATATCATCGAGCTCATCTATAATACCTTTTATCTTTTCGGTATCAATATCTAAACCCATTTCTTTGCGAACTAATTCAAGGAACGCTTTACGATCTTTTGCAATACTCTTAATATTACGAATAGATTTAAGCTATCTATATAACGATAATATAGCAATTCTATCTTTTACAAACTATTCTTTACTATAGTTTAAATCTAACCAGTTATCTCTTGCTGCATCAATAGCTTCTTTTCTAAGCTCTTCGTCTCCCCAAATTCTAGACATAGCCTAATTTAGAGATTCTCCTGGTCTTCTTATGCCGTCAATATATTGTCTTATATATTTATTATTTATAAAACCGTTAGCGTCTTTTACAGATTGATCAAATGTGCTTCTTCTTTCAGTTTCATAAGCATGATTTATAGCAGCTTCTCTTATCTTCTTATCATTAAAAGCTCTTGTAAGTTCTTCCTCTCTTGCAGCAGCTCCTAATTTTTCACTACCAGCATGTTCTCTTACATATTCAACTACACTTTTATTTTCTTTAAATTTAGTAAAATTACTAAGACTTGAAATAAAATTATTCTTGTTTAATTCAGATTCTTCTTTAGCTTTTGCTCTTGTACTATCAAATTCATTACTCAACTTTTTAACAGTGGCAGCTAACTTTGGATTGTTTTTCTCTATATCAGCTAATTGTTCTTCAGATAAAGCTCCGTTAAACATTTCACTTATAATCTAAGATCTATCTCTATTAAAAGCGTTTACTTCTTTTTCGTTTTGAGTAACGCCCTACTCAGACATTTGATAATCTGTTATTCTCTTAGCGCCAGTAGTTATAATGTTTTTGTATTTATCGCTAAATGGTTCTACTCCAGATTCTTTTAATGCATCTCTAAGTTCTTTATTACTATACAACTTATATGTATTCTACATAAGCTATATATCAGCATTCATATTATCTTTTGTAACAAACTCATTCTCTTGCATATTGTCTCTAAGACGAGTCATTGAAGTAATAAGCTGTTTATCAGTTATACCATTTCTAAATGCATCATAGAACATATTGAGATGTTTCTGATCATCATAATCTTTAAAGTGTTTACCAAGTAATAAAGATGTAGTTCTATCAGCTTTCATCTACTAAGCAAGACCACGTATGTTGGTATCATCATAAGTACCAATCGCATTTTTTGCAGAATGCATTATACCACTTTGCATTACAGATGAGATAAAGCCAATATTCATTGCTTTACGGATCTCTTCTGTATTTAGATTCTTATCAAATGGTTTTAATCCAAAATAAGCCAATAGAGACTCTCCAGCTAATCCAACATTATTGAATACCTCATCAACGTCAAACATGTTTTGAGCTCTATTATAATTATCATAGACACCTCTACCATATCTGTCTTGAAGAATCTACTGTTGACCTTCTTCAATGCCTTCTGAAATACCTTCAGCTAAAAGTAAGTTTGCTTTATTTTTTAAATACTTACCTAAAGATTTTGTATATAAACCTTTTGCTGCATTACTTGCAAATTTAGCAGCACTCTCAACATCTTTCTGTATAAACCTATTAGCAAGTTTGTCTACAGCAGAATCAAAAATACCACTAAATGTAGGTAAGGTATATTCTACTTTTGCAAAATCACTTAATACTGAACCTGGAATCTTTGGAGAATTTCTTAAACTTTTAGATAACATTCTTGCTGCACCTCTACTAAACGCATTATTAGCAGCTGCTTCAGCAAATTTACCCATAGCTTTACCACCGAATGAATAGAATGGTAATGATTGTAAATAATCTTTTACAGCAAGAGCGTTGTTAGCATTCACAAGTTTATTTATACCACTACGTATATCAGTTTTTGTCTATTCAAAATCCTTATCGCCTGTAAACATATTATAAGCAACACCAATAGATATAAGCTCACGCTCATCCATATCTGTTGTATCTATGCCTTTTTGATGAGCTATATACTTAATTCTATCTGTTATTTCACCTATATTTGCTCTCTTTGCTATAAGTTCAGCATACGCTCTATCTGATAAAGCCTACACCTTTTCCATTCCTGTTTCTTGCTGCCTTGATTTAACAGTGGCATCAAAACTATTAGCAACAGATACGGCTGTAGTAGCAACACCTATATATGGAATCTTTTTAGCAGCTACGTTCATTAATCCATCTATAGACATTGCGTCTATTGTATGTTTCATCATAGCTATACTTGAAGCCATTTGGACTGCAGAATACTATGGATTTAATATCATATCAACAACACTATCGCCCATCTTATCCTTAGCGTCTAAGAAAGACTTAGGTATATCTTCTGGATCATAAAACTTGCTTGTATTATTCATCCAGTGATTCTTATTACTAAGAGCAGCATCTCTAGCGTTAGACCATTCACCTAAAGTTCCATCGTATAAATAATGAGCAAGAGGAACAGCTCCAAGTAATTGCATATTTGTTAAGTATCCAGTCCTTGCTGCATATCTATCTTGATTAAGTTCTACAGTCTTTTGGTTTATTATTTTATTATACAACTTATCATATTCATTTAATCTTGTTGCATTTATACCAGTAGCGTTTTTACGATACATAAGATCAATAAGATCTTGTGGGGCTGTATTTGACTTTAATACCTCTCTTGTTATTGAATCATCATAATAATTATTATTTGTCAAACCTACAGCATTCATAGCTTTGCCTACATAGTGCGAACCAAGTTGTATTGTATTGGTTATATAATTAGGCAGGTTACTTATAGTGTTGCCAAATTGTTTGAATATATTACCTTGACCGAGAGAGGGTATATTTTTTAATGTAAATTCATTATTAATTCTTGATTTATTTCCAAAATCTAAATTACTCTTATTATACATTAAATCAGCAATAACATCATGCTATCTTCCATCTCCTTTAAAATAATCATCCAATACCTGTATTTTTTTATTAAGATCATCAACCTTAAGTTTAAGACCTTGATAATACTCGCTATCTCTACCACCTACAAATGATTCAGCATCGTGCATTTTACCAATAACCTAATCTCTTTCGCTTACAAGGTTTGAATAATCTCGTATAAGCTAAATATCATTTAAACCCTATGCAGCGTCATCTATGTCAGCCTTATCTGAATCAGCAGCAGATTTAAGCATATCTTGTGTTAAAGCTCTAAATGTATTTGGGAAGTCTCCAAGATGAGATATAACGCCAAATGCTGGATTTAATATAGTTGCTGCTATCTTTGAAGCATTTGACCAGCTTATATTAGAATTAACACTAGAATCTCCATCGTCCACATATGACTAATATGCAGCTGGAGCATTATCTATAGAAGTGACATTACTCTTATATATTCCATTGTTGTATGGAGATGAGTAGGCTCTCTATTGAGCCTACTCATTATAATCAAATCTAGATCTCCATTCAGCAGCAGATGGAGAAGTATAAGTTTTTGTCTACTTCTGTTTACCACTATTAAATTTCATAATATATTATCAATGTTGTGATGAATAATATTGTTGTTGTAACTCTCTACCAGATGCCTCTTTTGATCCGTAGACAGCCTTATCATATTCGGTATCTAATTGCCCGAAGAACTAACCGTTATTGTTATCCATTTGTCTTGAAACTGGTATTTCTACAAATATATCGTTACTACCTTTTATATAGTTTGTAGATTGACCATTTCTATCCATAAACCTAACACCAAGTTTTTTAGCAAGATCCTCAATATTACCGCCATTCTATTCAGCGAACTATTTAAATGTATTAGCAGGTATTGATACATTTGCTACTATATCTAAAGACTAACCCTTACCCTTATTTGGAACTGCAATAGCTCCTAATCCGCTATTACTTACAATCCAACCATTTATCTTGTTATTCTTTAAGAACCTCTAGAACTTCATACTAACACTACCATAGGTCATATTTTTACCAAGCGATACATTATGAGCTCTTACATTACCAAAATAAACCCCTCTATCAGCAAAGTTAATAACTGGATGTTTTTGTCCATATTTATTATTAGCAGCGTCTACAACATACTTTGAATAAGTATTATTTGTTAAAGCGTTCAGTAATACTTTATTTCCATAAGAGTTTGTACTTGCTACACTATTGTAGTATGGCGAATATAATCTATTATAGTCCTTAGGGTCTAATACTTTACCAGTGCTCTTACTTGTTATCTATGCTAACTTATCAACATACATAGGTGTTATATTTCCATACTAATCTACAAGACCGTTCTTTATAGCACCCTAAAGACCTTCTTTATTTATTCTATCCCAGTATTTGTAATTCTTAACGTATGTATCATAGTTCTACTTCTAAAGAGGATTTAACTTATCATACCTTGCTTTCCAATTAGCCTATTCTTCTTTACTTAGCTTTCCATCTTTATTTGCATCAGCCATTCCAAGTATACTATAAGCTTTCTTTAATGAATCTTGTGCAAACAAACTTGTATTCTTGTGGTAAGCGTCCTAAGAAATATACTTCTGAGCTTTATTCTAATTAGAAGAATTTATCATCTACTATGTAAATGTAAGCGGCATCTACTGTTGTTCTTGAGTTTTAGCTACAGCATTACCATTTTTATCAACAGTCATGTTACTAAGCTTCCATTGTAGATATATATTATCTTTCTGATTCTTAGCATTAATAGCAGCCATTTCTTTATCATGACCAAATCCTATAGCTTGCATTGCAGCTTGTTGAGCGAACTACTTATCCATTTTAGCATACTCATTAACTGTCTTAACAGGATTAACCATCCACTCTTTATTAGCGTCAGCTACATCTTTCTAAAGCTGAAGCTCAACTTGTTGTTTTGTAGGATTGTTAACACCACTATCAATCAATCTCTGTTTAGCCAAATGTCTATAATAGTCAGATATTGGCGATCCAACCCATCCTGGAGTATTCCTATTAGCAACATTCTGTAAATCTCCATAAGTATAGCCAGTGTAATCATACGCTTTATTATAAGGCATTCCAAAGCTTTCAACATCACTCTTAGTTAAAGAATGGGGAGTCCTGTTGTTAAACCAATCGTTAGTAGCTTCTTTAAGTGTAGTGAATTGTGCAGGAGCTTGTCTTGTCCACATTCCATCTTTTAATGTATCCCAGTTATCTATAGATTTTCCACCATTAATCCATCTTTCGTAATCGTCATTATACTTATTCTAAGACTCTAATACAGCTCTATTTTTTAAGTAATCCTAAGCAATCTTAGCTCCAGCTTTAAGCTTATTTATATCTCCAGTTGGAATATTATTTATCCATCTATTTATTGCAGCTCTACCCTCAGCAGACCTTAATGGATCTATGCCTTTATCATATAAGCTATTTATAACATCTCTAGATCCGTTTATGACATTTTTATTATACCAGTCCATGTCTTTTTGAATTGGACTGTAAAAATCTCCATAATCTTTTTGGAATTCCTTTATCTGCTATTGACCTTTTTCATACATATCTCTTGCAGCGTTTATAGATGCAAGCATTATCTATGAATCATATAAGTCTTTAACAGGTAATTGAATCCACTAATCTCTTGAATATACCATAATTATTAAAACATATTATTCCACTTATGATAACTTATAGGTGGCATTTGTGTAAAGTTAGTAATATAATTCGCTGGAGTATACGCATAGTTCTCAACATTTGTAGTTGGATAACCATAAGTTCTTACAGCAGTTCTTGTAGGTACTGTTGTATATACAGGAGTAGTAGCGTTTGATTCTTTATCATAGTATTTACGCATATTCTCTCTATCCATATTTACTTTCTGTTGATATAAACTCAACATTCCATTACCAGTCTTTCTCTTATACTCATTTGCAGCATATTGCTGTATATAATCCATAAAGTTTCTAAGACCCATCTACATACCCTATTGTCTTGCAGCATGTGCTTGAGAAGCATACTCTGTATTATATTGATTAGCTTGCTGTCTACGTTGTGCTGTCTAACTACCTAAATTACTAGCCATCTCAGCCAATCTACTTCTATACTGATTATTTATCTCCTGTGCCTTCTGAATAGTATCAGCTATATTCTGTTGAGTAGAAACTCCAGCAGCAACATTTGCTAAATATTTCTAAGCTCCACTTAAACCACCAGCTCTGTTGATATTATATCTATTCATGCTGTCTTGGTCGTAAATCTTCTGTATTGCTCTATAAGGATTTACTCTAAGCTTAGCGATCTCGTTTAATGCTGCTTGTTCGTATGGATTACCAGCATAAATATCTGGAGTATGAATAGACTGATTCTTAGCATTGAAATACTAACCAACGCTTGACAACATTCCAATTCCCATAGGAACTGCATTACTCATCCAGCTTGCTGGTTCTATGTAACCATAATTTGATCCGTTATAACCTTCTTTAAATCCAGGTAAATTTCCTTCTGTGTACATTTGTCCCTATTGTTGATGTTGCATAGCCTGTTGGTCAGATAAATCTTTTAGCTTATCAACTATTGGCTATTTAATTTTATTAACTTGTTCCTATTGAAATTTATCGCTATCCTAACCAAGTCTACCTCTAAGTTTCTTTAGCTTATCATTAGTGCGATTTTCGTACTTCTTATTTATCTTTTCTAAAGCCAACGTGTATGGCATTGATTGATCTTTGAATGTCATTCCATTTCTCCAATCTATATCCTATCCAAGAACTATTGTGTTATTCTGTAGATTAGCAAGATTAGTGTCTTTTCCTGGCGTTCCAGTTTTTACTACATGTCCAGTTGTATTACTAACATCATTTATATTGTCTATAATACTTTCGCCAGCTGCTACTCTTGCATTAGGATTAACATCTGTCTTTCCTAAAGATGTTAATACATTATTACTTGAGATGTTTTCAGATCCTTTATAACCAGCATCCTTTCCACGCTTAGCATATAAAACATCATCTTGGGTAGTGCCATTTTCATTGTAATATTTGTTAGCAATATAATCAGACTGTGCTGCAGATTGGTTATATCCATTAATGTTTATTCCTTTAATACGAGCTTCTTCAAGACGTCTTTGCATCTTTCTCTTTCTGTGAGCGCCGCCAAATAAACCAGTTATAAAACCTCCTACAGCACCGATAGCTCCACCAACTACAGATCCAATTGGACCTACAACGGATCCTACAGACGCTCCTAAAGAAGCTCCAGTAGCTGTAGTTTTTAATGTATTAGCCTAACTTTCTTTTCTTACTTCAGTTAACTATTTGTCGTAATCTATATCGTTTACTTTCTGATAACCATAACCAATACCATTTGAATACGAAGTTCCAGATTCGTCTAATATGTTACTGGCACTTTTAACTCCAGCAAACGCATTTCCAATACTACTTCCAAATGCAATTCCAGACGAAAGTATATTACCAGCATTTCCTGCAAGTCTACCTCCAATACCAGGACCTGGATTACTAATTGGCTATCTATATCTTTCTAATCCAGTTGGGATTCTTACACTTCCAGGAATACCTACTTGATTTGCTAAATTAGAATTCTGCCAAAATGGAGTATAATCTCCTGGAGGCAAAGCCATTCCATTTGTACCAGTAGCAAACCCTGGAAGATATTTATATTTCATTCTTTTATTTCTTAACTCCATAATGTTCTAAATTTAGTTGTTATATAATGTAATTGCATATTATCATACAAAGCTTCACCATTAACTTCACAATAAGTTGTCTTTCCTCTTAATCTACTGCCATATAATTGATTTAATTCAGATGGATTAGTCATTCGTGGTATAGCATATCTATAATCATAATATCTATTTGATATATCAGTGGTTGGATCTACATTCAAAGTACTACATTCTATACCATCATTCACACTGTATGAAGCAACAAACTATTTCGCCATACCTTCTGTAGCTCCAAATCTAACATTATCAAATACTTTCACAATATTAGGTTCGGCATTAACAACATAAACAAGTTTAAAATTCATGTTTTTATTAAACATTCTATGATCATTACCACTAAGAGAATCTATATAACCAGTATAACTATTTACAATACCATTAACATCCCTACTTTCAGTCTTATTTGCTATAAATGTATCGTATTTACCAATTATGCTATCACAGTAACCATTATAACTATACTTTGATATAAATGCTTGTTGTAGTTCGTTGAATACAAATACTCCATCTTTTGAAGTAAAGTATACTTCATTATATCTTGGATCTGTTAACACTTTATATCTACTAATCTAATAATTATCATCGAGTCTATACTCTTTAGATACAACTGTATTTATGTTCTTTGTAATAGATATTTGTTTGTAATCACCACCACCATTATACTAACAGAATACTGTATTGAAAGCATCTATCCAATAAAGAGATTGTGTTGTAATAGCGTATGCGAATACATTATCTTCAAGCCCAGATGTTGTAGATATATAATCATATCTACTTAAGAGTCCGCCAGATCCTAATAATACCTCATGACTATTATTATCTGTAACAGCTGTTCTCTCATTAACAGAGAACGCTCCGAATGATTTCTCTTGCCAGAACATAAGATTGTTTTTAAATCTCTTAAGTCCTGTTATCTTTCCATAATTAGGATCAACATCTATATAGTTTGCAGCTTTAAAGTTCTACCATGAGTCTTCTAACTCTCCATTTTCTTTCTTTTCAGAATATCTACATCTATACGGATAAGACTACTTATCTTTAGTATCATATGATATTGCAGAGTATTTCTAACCTATTGTTTTAGTTAAACTATAAGCTGTATTATATAAGTATTGTGGAGTTGTCTATTTAAATATTCCATCTACGTTAGCTGGTTCTTCCTATAACCATGAAGCATTTACATTATTAGTATTTCTGCTAAACTTATAACCATGATCAATATACATGTTAATAGAACTTTCTACTGGTATAGAATACTAAACATTCATTGTAGTTAATAAACCAATAGCTCTATTTGATACCTTGTGAGCAGAAGTATATTCAAATGGACCAATATAAGTATCGCCATTAAATACATCTATGTAATTATCCTAATTATTATTAAACTCTTTTATATCAGAAT